CCGTATGTCTAGATGATCTTCTGTTAATATTTGAAAATCCATTCCATTGTCTTTACACCAACTTTTTGCTGATTTCCATTTAGCTTCATTTACACCCCATCTTTTAACTTCACCATACCATTTTTTAGTCTTTCTTTTAGGGGTTTTTGTGGGAGGAGCACATTGATTTTTTGGTTTTATTTCAATAATAAATTTTTTAAGTTTTCCATCTGTTTGCCGTACCTTAATATAAAAGTCAGGGAAATATCTATGTACTCTACCATCAAAAGGAGATACATAGGGTATGATAACTTCTTCACTACCCCATTCTAATATAGACTCGTTTGTGTCACAATAGACCATAAACTTACGCTCCCACAGAGAACGATAGTATATGCGAGTAGGATTACCAACATATTTTTTAGGATCTTTAGGACGGTATTTTCCACTGTATGCCATAGCTTGTCTGTATAAATAGTTTCATAACTATTTATCAAGGAAGATATAATGGGATTTTCAGACGGAATTTTAAATGTTGTACAAAGTAGAGTAACATCTGCTGCTAGTAGAGCATTAACAACAGCTCACGGTAGACAATTAAATACTGGTACAGGTAGAGGTACTTGGTCTAATCCATCTAGCGCTAATATGATGACTACTGATTTTAGATCACAAATATTAAGTTATCCTTTAAACATAGGTAATGATCCACACCAAGGTCATTATATAGAATTTACTACAAATAAATATGTTCCTCCAAAAGTTTCTTTTTCTCATCAAGAAAGACAGATAGCTGCGAAAGGGCCACCAATGACTTCCCCAATGTTCCATGATGATGCTGGTGATATGAGTGGTGTTATGGAAGAAGATGAAACTTCCTATTCTGATAAAACCAGAGGAATAACGGCTGAATCTGCAAAAAAGATTGCAGAAACACATATTTGGTTATATATGCCACCATCTGTGTCAGTCCAATATGCTACAGATTGGAGTGAATTTGAAGTAGGACACATGGCAGAAACAGCATCAAAAACAATTACAGCTGCAAGACAAGCTGGTGGTAGTATGTGGAATATGGTAGGAGCTGGAGCTGGACAGTTTTTTAGTATGGATACCGTAGATCAACTAAAAGGTGTTGCAGTAGAAGCAGGGTTAGGAGTTGTAGGAAGTATGCCTGGGATGCAAGGAGCCAAAGAACTTGCACAACTTCATTGGGGCAAAATTATTGGTAATAGAATGGAATTAATGTTTTTGGGAGCCAAAAGACGAGGGTTTAGTTTTAGTTTCAAATTAATGCCAAAAAGTGAAGCAGAAGCACAGGAAATAGAAAAAATTATTTTTGCATTTAAACATAATATGATGCCTAAATTTGAGTGGGGGCAGAGAAGGCAAACCATACCTAGAACATTTGATATTAAATACCATTTCTCAGAAAGCAAAGAGAATGTATATATGAATAGAATCTCAACTTGTGTATTAAAGTCTATGGATGTACAATATGGTGGTTCTAGATTTAAAGCACACGAACCAACTCAAGGACTACTTGGCGAAGTAGCCCCACCTTCAGAAGCAGAAATTAAATTATCATTTGAAGAATTAGCTATTCATGATCAAAAAGATATAGAAACTGGATACTAATATGTATTTTAGAACCATACCAATTATACCATATGATGCTGATGGAAGTAGAAACTTTAAACTAGTAACTAATCTTCTTAGAAGGGTAGCTGTAAGGTCAAAAGTTATGGAAACAGCTGTTATGTTTGATACATATGATGTTATAGAAGGTGAAAATCCAGAAAACTTAGCATTTAAATTATATGGTGATTCAGAGTTACATTGGATAATTTTATATGTTAATAATGTTACAGATAGATTTCATGATTGGCCTCTATCCACACCAGATTTTTTACGATATATAAATGATAAGTATGACGATGTTAATGCTACTCATCATTATGAAATACCACAAACATCTGGTGATACAACAAGAAAAATAAATATTGGTACAGATAAGACTGATTATCCTTCTGCTACTATAGTTACTAACTATGAATATGAATCAAAACTACAGGATGAGAAAAGAAAAATCAGATTACTTGATGAAAGGTACGTTCCAGATTTTGTAGAAGAATATACAAAACTGATGCAAGAAAGTGACATTTAATGGCTACTTTACAATCAGCTGGTGAATTTGAAATTAAATTTGCCTCCATAACAACATCCTCAGGCATTGAACTTAGAATAGATGCCTCTCAGTTAGCTAATGTAACATTCTTTGAAAATATAAATCAATCAGCAGTAACAGGGTCAATACAAGTATTTGATTCTGCTGCCCTATCTTCCATAGGCCCATTAATAGGACAAGAATATTTTAAATTAAAAATACTAACTCCAGGCCAGCAAGAAGAAATAATAGATTTTACTAAAAATGTACTTCACATTTATAAAGTAAGCCAACGGTCTAGACTTTCACCCAACACACAAGCATATACTTTAGACTTTATTTCTTCCGAAGGATTGAAAAATACAAGAATTAAATTATCACGGGCTGTAACTGGTTCTTATTCTGAAATTGTAGAAAAAATGTTAGATGAGGTTAATTGTAAAAAGAAACGATTTATTGAACCAACTAATGAATTAAAGAAAATGGTTATTGCAAATAAGTATCCATTTGATGTCATTAATATGTGTAAAGAAAAATCTATATCAGAAGCAAATGATTCGCCTACATATAAGTTTTTTGAAAACTTTAGAGGATATCATTTTAGAAGTTTAGAAAGTATGTATTCTCAAGCACAACAATTTGTATGGAAATATCAATGGAAAGAAGTAGGTTCAAATCTAGATAGAGGATTACCTATTATTAAAGACCAGATGCAACAAATTATCACATATGAAGTATCTGGAATGAATGATACTCTTTCTAATTCTATTACAGGTACTTTGGGTTCTAAACTTGTAGTTCACGATATACTAAATAAGTCATATACCTCACACACATATAATATGTTAGATGCAGCTGAGAGTGAAAAAAATATTAATTTTTATGCTGGTAAAAAAGGATTTCCTTTGTATAGTGAAACACCCATAGAACCTAATACTAAAATATCCGACTATTCCAGTAGGCAATACCTTGTACCCACTACATCTGTAGGTGCTAATGATGCTGGATATACAACTTCAAATGTAACTAATCCATATACACCAAACAATCCAGAAACGTGGCTTCAAAGAAGAAATTCCCAAATGGAAAAATTAAATAGGGGAATAGGTATGAAGTTACAGATATATGGTAATACATTTCTTGCTTGTGGTGATATTGTAAATGTGAATATTCCTGTAGTTGCAGCTGAGAATATTAAATCACAAATTCCAGCAGACCAATTAGATAAGTTATATAAAGGTAATTTCTTAATCAAAGCAATCCGACACGATTTTCAATGTAGTGAAAGTACACATTGGATGCATATGGAAATTGTTAAAGATTGTGTAGAAGAAAAATTGGTTGCAGTAGATGATAATGAAGAACCAAAACCAATTAAAAGTGACGTAACAGAAAAACAATTCTATAACCAAGTACAATAAGAAAGGAGGCTGCCATATAAGATACGACTCTATATTATGATAAACCCTAAATTAGAAAAGGATAATTTACTTATGTCAAAAGTTAAAAATCGTGTAAAAAAAATGAACTTCCAAACACAACCAAGAACAGTTGATTATGTTGAAATAAATAAAGGAGATAAATATATGTACGAATTTAGGATACGAGAGTCGCAACAAAGGCAGAAACCATATGAAATACTTTCACGAACTACAGGAAGGTCTTTACGACCCTCACATATTTAAAGCATTTTTTCTTGCTGGTGGCCCTGGCAGTGGTAAGTCTGAAGTGGTCAGACAAACCACTGGAGGGTTAGGTATGAAACTGGTCAACTCAGATAATGAATTTGAGAGACTTCTTAAACAAGCAGGCCTATCTATGAAGATGCCTAAATCAGAAGAAGAACCTAGAAATGTTCAAAGAGATAAAGCAAAAGACCTAACTAAAGCTCGTCAAAAAAATTATCTAGAAGGTAGACTTGGTATTATAATTGATGGTACAGGTAAAGATAAAGATAAAATTTTAAGACAATCAAATGAGTTAAGACTCCTTGGTTATGATACCCATATGGTATTTGTAAATACATCTATGGATGTTGCACTACAACGAAATGCAATGAGAGATCGTAGTGTACCAGAATCAATAGTGATTAAATCATGGAAAAATGTTCAGGCAAATATAGGAACATTTAATCAACATTTTAAAGGAACAATGATTATTGTAGATAATAATGATCCTTTGGAAACCATGGCTAAAGATGTTTTTCCTAAAGTTTGGAGAATCATAAGAGGTTTGGCTAAGAAGAAAGTAGTCAACACAAGAGCACAAAATTGGATAAGTCAAGAAACGGCTCGTAGAAATAGAAAAATAAGATAGAAAGGAATTGTATGAAGAAACAACTGTTAACCTTTGCATTAGCGATGGCCATTGCCAATCCAGCTTATGCAGAGTTATTCGGTCTTGATTGGGAATCTACAGGAGAGTATAATGTAGATACCGAAGTAACATCTTTAACAGCACAAGTAGGTAAATCCATTCTTTTAAATGGATTAACTTTAACAGCAGATGCAGATTTTGATATTATAGGTTCATCATTTAGTGGTACAGACTATAAGGCATCATTTGATGTTAGTGATAATCTAGAAATGTATTTAAGCTCTGGATTAGATTCTACTTGGACTAGAGAAGATATAGTAGCTGGTTTTAAAGTTACTTGGTAAAAAAATATCTACAGGGGTTAAAAACTTAGGAATTATATATACCTATGTAGACCCCTGTAGGAATAAGTAGATCTAGATCCCCCCATTTCTCTGTATCAACCCCCACACAATAAATCCAATAACACCTGTAGTTACTAAAATTAAAAGTACTATAGCAGTTCCTTCAATCCACATTCGTTGTCTTTCTTGTTGGTCATAAACTGCTTTCTGCCTTCTTGTTCTTATATCGGCTTCAGTTTTCAGTAGTTCTTGCCATGCATTATGTCCTCTTGTCAATTGTATAATTTGTCTTAATTGATCTCTCATATCTTCTGCCTTTTTCTTGGCCATAAAGATTTGCATAGCTTCCTCTTCTACAGAACCAGATTGGAATAGTTTCTTAAATAGAGGTGGTTTTTTGTTATATTCTTCTGCTTTTTTAATATCACTGACTGCCCCCATCCATTTTGACAATGAACCAGCCATATCTTCAATTTCTCGGCCTGCTTGAAACCCTTTGGTAATCAATTGGTAAGCACTAGTGGCAGTAGCCAGTGCTGTAACTGGATCTATCATATTAACCCCTTTCTCGTTAATATTTATTAAAAAATTCATTTGACTAAATACCTAGAATAAATAACGGAGATTATGATGACACAACTAATAGACCCAATAAAATATACATCCTCAATGACCGCTTTACGGTCATTTTTTTTGTCTAAAGGCTTTCAAGAAGTACACACACAAAACAGATTATCAATTCTAGCAGCGTGTGAAGATCCATTCAATGTAGCAACATATAACTATGCTGGGGAAATATGGCCCCTACCACAAACAGGACAAATGTGGTTGGAATACGAACTCCTAAAAAACCCTTCATCGGAAGGGTTTTTTTGTATCTCCACTTCATATAGACAAGAACCTAATGCAATCCCTGGCCGACATGATATTATTTTTCCAATGTTTGAATTTGAGATGCCAGGAGACATTAATGATTTAAAAAAGATGGAAATTGAACTTTGTCAACATTTAGGATTTCCAGAGTTAGAAGATAGAACTTATTACTACTGGGCTTCAAAATTTGGAGTTGAAGAATTAGATAATGAGCATGAAGAAAAAATTGGTAATGGAATGATAACGCATTTTCCAGAATTTACTTCACCTTTTTGGAATATGTCTAGAAATGATGATGGTGTTACAAGTAGAAAAATAGATGTTATTTTAGGTGGAATGGAAACAATAGGAAGTGCTGAAAGAAGTACAGATGTTGAACAAATGAGAGATACATTTCACACCATTACAAATGGTGAATATAGTCAATTACTATTCAAACTATTCAGTAAAGAAAGAGTAGAAGCAGAATTAGAAAAATTTCTAGAGTTTGATTTCTTTCCAAGAGTAGGTGGTGGTATTGGTATGACTAGAATGATTGCAGCTTTGGAGAAATAATTCTTAATGTAGGGTGGCGGAATTGGTAGACGCATCAGGCTGTTTCCCTGTAATATTGTAGGTTCAAGTCCTACCCCTACAGCCAACTTTTTTTAACTATCCTTTATTATCAAAGACTTACACGTTACGATTTTGCTTGACAATTCATCTTCCATATGATAGCTTGTATATATGATGATTAATAAGACACATGAAGGTAAATGGATACGCCTCAAAGGTATCTCTGGTCACGGTAAGAATCGTATTCGTGAACATGGTGATCTTTGGTTCGTTATTCGTGTTCACGAAAACAAGATTCACTTACGGAGTCGTAATAAGACATTCAAATGTGGGGGTGTACTCTGGCATGACGGCCGTTGGATAGATTCCCCCACTGACAAAAACTTTGAAATCGTTGGAATAGAATGGATGGTTGACGTTTAATGATACACGTAGAAGCATTTGGTGGAATTAAGAAGGATAGAGAACTAGCAGAAGAAATTGCTTGGTTCTGTATTGAGACACTTATGCCTAGACATAAGACTCTTATGGTAGACATAACTCTAAGGAATACTAAATCCGAAGGAGCTTATGGATTTGCTCATATGGGTGATGATGAAAAAGAATTTTGTGTTGATATTGACCACAAAATAACACGTACAGAAAGTGTTGACCTATTCATTGAAACAGTATGTCATGAAATGGTTCACGTTTGGCAGATGGCAACTAAACGAATGAAAGATACCTTTAGGGGTGGTTATAGAGTGTGGTGGAAATGTACAGATGGTAAATATAGGAACTACACCAAAATACTTCCTTGGGAAACACAGGCATATGCCCTAGAAGGAAAACTTGCAGAATTGTTTAAATTGGAGTTCTATGGACGAGATAACGTATGAAGAATGGGCCAGAACTTGGGTTGATGATCCGTGTGACGATTGTACACATTGGTTGATCTTTTTGCTTGACAAACTCTCTTAAATATGCGATCATATGATCATAATAGAGAGAAAGGAAAATTATATTATGAGTTGTTTACATAATGAAATGATAATGGAAAGTCTCTTTGAGAAATATCTTGAAGAAGGACATTCCGAAGAAGTTGCCGAAGAAAAGGCAATGGAAGAATTTGAGAATATGGGAGGCCCTTATGGTTAAAGGTACAAAAATCATTGGAAATTTTGGTGCAATGCACTCACTTTGGTATGGTGAAATTGTCAAAGTTGACAAAACTACTAAATTGAAGGGTGATTATGCCATTGATGTTAAATGGGACAATGGTTCTATCTCTAAAATGATGAGAAGTGACCTAATTCCAGATAAACATGGAATTGGATATATGACAGAAGATCATTATTATGGGGGATTTCCTCATTATGGTTAAAAAGAATACATTAAAAATTGGTGATTCTGTGATATCTCCTTATGGAATGTCTAAAATTACTAATATCACATTAACAGAAAATGTTGGTGATAAGTACGGACTTGATGTTAAGGAAATTTATACGAATCTGATAGAAAAAACAGTTGTTGACCTAGATGATGGTCATTGGGTATATGGTAAACAACTAGATTGGATACCGTACTAATGGTTAGATTATCCACCAAACAGTTAAAAGTAACGTATGAATGGTTTACACCAAAGGGTAGACGTAGAACCTTTTATGACTTTGGTTATGGGGATACAGAAAAATCTGCCATAGATTTTGCGAAGAAAGCAATTAAACAAAGAATTAGACACGAAAATTACAAAGTGTTAGAAATGAAGTTTTTTTAAAAAAAAGGCTTGACAAACCTATTTTATTGATGTATACTAGTAATATAATCAAGAGAGAGAGAGAGAAAAGATTATGAAAGTTAAGATTGTCAAAGACACATGGGCACATTCCAAAAAGTGCTGGTATATCATTGATGTTGAGACTAACATCTCATTCAACTACGGTGGTTTCACTTCCAAGAAAGCTGCCGTGAAGATTGTTGAGGATGCTGGTGGTGAGGTTGTAGGTTGATGTTTAAGCTTTTGGTAGTTTTCAGTTTGATGTGGCTATTCGTTGCATCTGCATTTATAACAACAATGGTCTATTTGGCCAGTATAGGAGTCGTAGCGTGATACGAGAAACAAAAAATAATGAATTGGTTATAAACCTAGATGGTTCAGATGGTAATGCATTTGCACTAATGGGTTCTGCTAAACGGTTAGCAAGAGAAATAGGATATGCTTCTGATGAAGTAGATGCTATGCTTGGTAAAATGACGAGTGGTAGTTATATAAACCTACTCAAAGTTTTTGAAGAATATTTTGGTTCTTATGTAGTACTTGAAACTACAAATTCAGAATATTTGGAGGCTCTTGCATAATGTACTTTGTGAAATTGATTCGTGATTTCACGGCCTTTGTAGTCATACCGACTATATTGGTATTTTTAATGTTGGCTTACTTTGGATAGGGGGTGAATATGTTATGAACAAAAAATTAGATGCTCTTCTAGATACATTAGAAGAAGTCAAAAATCCTAAAGAAACAGTTTCAGTTATACATTCTGCATTTGATGAGAACTCTCACTTAGTTGCATTTGTAGATGTTGATAAGTCTTGGACAGTGAATGAGAAACTTGAACACGCATTTAAAATGACCAACTCTATTGAAGATGCTTGGTGGAACAATGCTGGTGTTACCAAAATGTTTCCAGACAAGGGTTGTAGGTCTACTAGTGTTGGAGATCACGTTCTTGTTGGTGGATCTAAATATTTGTGTGGAATGAGTGGATGGAGTAAAATATGATATTTAAAGCTCTTTTAATTGTCACTACTTTAAGTGGTACTGAATACAGTACACCTATGAAGGATATGACAAGTTGTTTGGATGCTCGTGCTACTATTGCAACACAAGATGTTGGTGCTGAAGCATTGTGTATTCCTGCTGTTAAACAAGACTCATCAGAAAAGATGAAATCTATGTTTAATATAATGATGAATTTTGTAAAGAAAATGCAAGAAATGGAGACAAAATATGAAGGAAAAGGACAGAATATCTCGCCTTATTGATAATGCCCATAAAGCCAAAGATACGGCTACTAGTTCTTGGGCTAAAAATTATTGGGATATTGTGATTGCCAATTTAGTTAGGTCAGCCAATAGGCTTATCTAAACTAATAAATAAAATACAATGATTGAAATCACAGATAAAGCAACAGAATATATGAAGTCTGTAACATCGCCAGGTGCCTATGTTACATTAGGTGTTAAAGGTGGTGGTTGTGCTGGCTTTCAATATATTTGGGGTTTAACTACTGATGAGGGTATTGAACACGTTAAATGGTCTAAACCAATTAATGATGTATTAGTTCTAGACCCCCTTGCCGAAATGTATGTTTTTGGTTCAATAGTTGATTATATTACAGAGCTCGGTGGAAGTTATCTTGCACTAAAAAATCCACAGTCAACAAGTAGTTGTGGTTGTGGTGAGAGTTTTGGGATATAATGTATGCTGTGGTTGATAATTGTTGTACTCACCCAAATTGATCCCCAACAAGTAGATATAAAGACTGAATTGAAATTTACGGATAGAGATTCTTGTTACCAATTCGTATATCAAAATTATGACAGGCTTAATGGAGAAGTTAATAAGGAATATGACCAACATAAGTCAACTCCAAACCTTTTTTATTGCGCTAGTGTTAAGCGTGGTTCTCTCTAACTGTACCTTTGTATCTTGGCCTGTGTCAGCATTAACTACAGCAGTAGATGTTGGATTAACTGTAGAAACTGGTAAGAGTACATCAGAACACGTTGCATCTGTAGCAACTAAAATGGATTGTCAATGGAGTCGGTTGTTTAGTGATTGGAAAATATGCCTAACTCATGAAGAATATGTTGACAATTTAATGATTATGAATTGTCAAATCTATTCGTGGGATTTCCTAAATAAGCCATATTGTAAGGAGAATGGATAATGCCTGCAAGGAAACATACCCAGTGGTTAGCTAAACCTTCTGTAGATTACGTAGACTCACGCATTTATAGTGATTGGGATATTCACTATGAAGAACAGGAAAAGATTTTTAAGAAGGTTTGGATACCTATCTGTCATGAATCAGAATTGCCTAATCATCTAGACTTTCGTACCTCAAGTATTGCTGGTGAAAGAATCATTATGATTCGTGATACCGATAATGTTATTGCAATGAAGCATGATTTTACTGAAATGCCTCCATCTGGCGATTTACGTTTGGCTGGTGGATACGAACATTGGGATACTGAAAAACTTTATTGTGAAGTTAAGTATGGTGGCATGGTATGGGTAACACTTGACCCAAATCCTACAATGGATGTAGAACAGTGGGCTGCTGGTGCATTTGATTGTATTCAAGCTGCATTGGATACAGAACCACTAGAGGTATTTCATTATCATAAGGGTATCATAGGAAGTAACTATAAACTATGGCATGATACGAATAGTGAATTTTATCATGATTTTATGCATTACTTTAATAGAGTCACAGGATTTAACGAGGAATATTTTGCACGTAAAAACACTGGATTTCCTAATGGTCACGTAAATGTAGGAAGTTTTGAGGTACAGTATGATAAGTTTGACGGTGCAGATAGAGGAGCATTAAGTTTTCCTACACTACCACCTAATCAGTGGTACATGGTAGACCTATTTCCTGGCATGAATATAAATTTACGTGGAAGTGCATTGCGTACAGATATTGTCACACCTCTTGCACCTAACAAAGTGATGATTGAGTTTCGTGGATTTGGTCTAAAGAAGGATACACCAGAAGAACGAGCAGAACGGATTAAACACCATAACACAATATGGGGCCCTTTTGGTCGCAATCTACATGAAGACTTGATTGGTATTGCTGGACAAGGTACTGCTATGGCCCCTGGCACTGAATACCGTCACGTACTACACGGTAGAAAAGAAAACGATACGATCCACGATGAAGTGGGCATGAGGCATTACTATGAAGAATGGGGTACTTGGATGGGCCGTGATCCATCTAATCCCATGAGAGAAAATGCCGTTTGGGAGAATAAAGAAGATGCACACGTACAGATGTAAAATTTTAAGAGTTGTAGATGGTGATACAGTTGATGTAGATATAGACCTTGGATTTGGGGTTTGGATGCATAAAGAAAGAGTCCGTATTCACGGCATAGATACACCAGAATCACGTACCAGAGATTTAGAAGAAAAGAAATATGGGTTGGCTGCAAAGGCCTTTGTTAAGTCATATCTTCCCATTGGTTCAGCACAAACACTTTGTACAGAGAAGGACAAAACAGGTAAGTTCGGCCGTATACTAGGCAAATTCCTTGTGTATGACGCAAAAACGGACAGCCAGATACACCTTGGTAATATAATGATACGAGAACACCATGCTGTGCCTTATTCTGGACAATCAAAAGAAGAAATAGAAGAATTACACATAGAGAATAGAAAATTTGTAAATAGTGAATATTTAAAGGAGATATAGATAAAAAATGATTATATGTGATGATGTTAAACTAGATTATTCTGACGTTTTAATTCGGCCCAAGAGGTCTACCATTACATCACGATTTGATGTAGATATGAATAGAACCTACCAGTTTTATCATAGTAAAAAAGAATGGACAGGCATCCCTATTATGGCAAGTAATATGGATACTGTAGGCACATTTGAAATGCATACAGCATTAAGTGAATATGATATGATAACTTGTATCGCAAGACACTATAATTTTGATATGGATAATTGGTGGAAGTTCCCCCACGATAAAATGGGCCTTATGAACACGTTATGTGTTATGGGTGGAATATCAAAAGAAGAACTAAAAGTAATTCCCCAAATTTATAACAATATTAGACCATCATTTATTGGACTTGATGTTGCCAATGGATATACTATTAGCTTTGTAGATGCAGTAAAAGAGATGAGGGAAAAATGTCCAGATGCAACTATAGTTGCTGGTAATGTAGTTACTGCTGATATGACTTCTGAATTAATACTTGCTGGTGCAGATATTGTCAAGGTAGGAGTAGGGCCTGGCTCTGTATGTACTACAAGAATTAAAACTGGAATAGGTTATCCACAGTTAAGTGCAGTAATAGAATGTGCTGATGCAGCTCATGGTTTAGGTGGCCATATCATTGCTGATGGTGGTTGCAATTCTTCTGGAGATATTGTTAAGGCATTTGCTGGTGGTGCAGACTTTGTGATGATAGGTGGTATGCTAGCAGGCCATGATGAATGTGATGGAGAAGTTGTTGATGGTAAGATGGAATTTTATGGAATGGCATCTGAATCTGCAATGGATAGGCATAATGTACCTCATAGGGAATACCGTGGGGTAGAAGGTAAAACTGTATCTGTTCCTTATCGTGGTGCTGTTAAGGATACTGTAATTGATATACTAAGTGGTATTCGGTCTGCTTGTACGTATGTTGGTGCAACAAAACTAAAATACCTATCAAAATGTACTACATTTGTGAGAGTTAATAGCACACATAATAGAGTATATGAATAATGATGATGATACTTGTCACTCTATGGTTAAATGGTATAAGTATAACCTTAGATGCCAAGGCAATGTATGGTGTTATTAATTTAGAACATTGTAATAATGAACTGTCGTATATAATAGAGGACTTTGGTGCTGAAAGGGGTGAATGTACTCTTGGGGATATATTGGAACAAAACATAAAAATATAAAAGAGACTTGACTTTTCAGAGTCATCTTGATATTATGGTAGTATTATTATAAAAGGAGTGAATATGAAAAAAACATTTGAAAAGAGATTCGGTGAAGGAACTGCATGGGATTTAGACTATGGCAAATTGCTAATGATTGGACTCTTAGTTTATATTGCCTTTTTCAAGGATTTTACATGAAATGTACACAATATATACAACGGAAAACTGTGTCTATTGTAAAGAATCAAAAAATTTATTGGTTGAACACAATAAAGAATATCTGGAAGTGAAATTGGATAACCAAGAAAAAATAACTGATTTCAAAAAGAATACAGGTTTTACAACTGTTCCACAAATATATCATGCTTCTGGTGACCATATAGGTGGCCATGAACAATTACGTGACCACTTGAATAGACTATATTCACCAGTGGCTGACCCTCTTGAATAGATGACGTATTCCACAGAAAGATTATTCCATTTTTCGTGCCAGACTTGCCGTAATTGGTGGAGTATAGCACATACAGATGAATGGAAACCAAAATCACTCTTCTGTCCACATTGTGGCCAAGTACACAAATATAATGTACTAGGTGAGCTGACTAATCCAGAAGATTCTGCTGAACAGATGGGTAAACTAATATATGGTGCTGGCATAGGAGGCCAATTATTTGACGAAGAAATTGAATAGAACAAATAGTTGGGGGAAGAAAATGAATAGAGAACACTACCATACCTATTATGGTGATGATGAATATCAAAACAGATTAGCATTTGTATATAAAAATGGTTCTAATTTTGAGGTTGATTTATATGATGCTAATCAAGGTGAACGGACAACAGGTTTACCACCAGAAAAATTATATAAGACACTTGATTTAAGTGGACATTCAGAACAATATGCTGAAGATGCTGCTGAGAATTGGGTGCTGGGTATTATAGAAAGGGAAGATTGAAACGTATTTTGATAACAGGTGGCCTTGGCTTGATAGGTCACCAACTATCCAGACAATTAGGAAAACTAGGTCATAAAGTAATAATTGTTGATACAAAAGAAACATATGGTGTAATACCACTAAATGAACTAGGGTATTTGATGAGTGAAAGAAGTAAATTGATTCCTCTAGATGCCGTAGTGTTGAATACAGATATATCAGACAGCCATTTAACAAATTTATTCAGTTTATATAAACCAGAAATAGTCATACATCTAGCAAGTTTTCCAAGACAAAAGGTTGTTAATGCCAATCCACAATTAGGTGCAAAAGTAATGATGCAAGGTATGCTGAACATACTGGAGGCATCAGTACAATATGGTGTTGAAAAAGTGGTATATACCAGCTCCAGTATGATATATGGTGATTGGAAAGGAACAATAAAAGAAGACCATCCCAAAAACCCCATTGGCCAGTATGCTATTATGAAATTATGTGGAGAATATCTATTACAGGATTATCATCGTAAATACAACTTGAATTACACCATTTATCGTCCAAGTGCTGTATATGGGCCTCTTGATGTTGAAGATAGAGTAATATCCAAATTTCTGTTACAGGCCATAAGAGGAAATGTACTCAAAGTCAACGGTAGAAAAGAAACACTTGATTTCACCTATGTTGATGACTTGGTTGATGGACTAGTGGCAGGAGTATTATCTGATAGAACAAATAACCAGATATATAACATAACAAAGAGTCACAGTAAAACCCTACTAGAGGCCGCAAAACTTGCTGTTAAATTGGCAGGGAATGGCACTATAGAAATTGCTGAAAAGGATGAAGATTATCCAAGTAGAGGGGCTCTTGATATAACAAAGGCTAGATATGATTTCGGATTTAGACCCAAGATAGACATAGACGAAGGGTTTGAAATTTATTATAAATGGCTTAAGGAGAAATATATATGAACTGTTGGCACTGTAATACAGAGTTGATTTGGGGTGGTGACCAAGACCTAACATCCGAAGAAAATGAATATGAACCAGCCGAAGAATTTGATATGATTACAAATCTATCTTGTCCAAAGTGTGAGTCATACGTAGAGGTATATCATAAATTTAGGCCAGGTGCCAAATACGTATATCATAAATTTAATCAAGATATCAAGAATAAACATGAAAAACTTGATAATTTTGAAAAACTTGAAAAACGTATGAGTAAGATACGAGAACAACTAGATTTATATGAACGAGATAAATCAGAGAAATTTCGCCGATCATGAACACTATTACAATTCAAGACAATTTCATAGATGATAAACATTATGAAGAATTAACAAGCCTTCACATAGAATATAATAAGGTACATTGGATAGGAGCTCTGGCAAAACCTCAAAATGCACTACATAAACTAGTCTTGAAAACAAGGCCTGATATACCATCTGCCACAGACAAGTTGAAACCACCATATTCATATACAGGTGCCACAGCTTGGTATAATATTCGTCCAATACATCCACAGTGGCATAATGATATTGATTCATATTGTACTAAGAACGGAATTACGTATACACCACAAGACAAGCCACCATATACTTACCTATACTATGTAAAAGAACCAAGTAAAGGGGGTGAATTACAACTTGAAACAGGAGACTTGATAATACCCAAGCTGAATAGACTTGTTTATTTTCCATGCTCTCTTATTCATAGGGTACGTATGTATACTGGAAACAGGGTATCAATAGGTATTATATGGTGGTTTGATATACCTTCCGAGCTATATGGAGTGCTAGGGGAGAAAGAAACCAAAGTACTTGATAGATTATGGGAAATAGAGGATGAGCGGAAGATCATTAAAAAGGGTTAAAAAAACATATAGTTGTTGTGTTTAAAGTCCTCAGCCTCACAGGAAAATCTCAGGACATACAGGGAAATTATTAGGGGTACAGGTACGCATAGCACCCCATAGCAGTCCATATACACACACTTGATACCATAGCACACCACTTGATACAGAGAGAGGCCCTGTGCCATGGCTACAGTACAGTGCCAGGGAGGGATACCGAAATCAATTTAGTGGCTTGAGTATCCTCATGCACTACAGTGTTATAAGCCAGCACACGGCCGGCCACTATCACGAATCACTCAGCTGATCTTATTATTATACCATACTATCACCCCCTTGTCAAGCTAAATTAATTAAAAAAAATGTAATAAAGTGCTTGACATACCCTTGACTCTGTGGTACTATGTGTATGCTGAGAGATTAAAGAACAGCTAAGAGAACTACTGGAGTCATATGACTAGGGTTGAGAGCCACTGCAAGTTCTCTCTTTGTATGTGGGCACTTGATATCTTGAAAAAGCCTTTATGTGGTGGGGGGTATAGGGGGGTGTCCAAATCCTTTAGTTAGGATCCACCAATCTATAAATGCAATAAGTATCCAGAGAAAAATACCCCTACCCCCCTTTTTTGCTTGACATGGGATCCCATCTGTGTTATAGTGTGATCATAATGGAGAGAAATTTATGAAAATATTAAAAGATATTAAAGAGATTGTTTTTTCTGATGGGGATATGCCTGTATCAGAATTTGTTGTTATGGCATCTGCTGCTGGGTGGTATGTCGGTAAGGTCTGTAAGGATCCAGATTGTGGGGGAATGGTTGTACCTTATGATAGGTATACAGGCTATTATGCTTCCTCAGAGGAAGCTTGTGAGGCCTTAGATAGTTTTTATTATGCAGATATGTAATTATTTTCAATAAAATGCATTTTTTGCTTGACAAATCCTTTTAGTTTTGGTATTATTAGTTATAGTCAGAAACAACGTGAGAGAGAGAAAAATATGATGTAGCAATAACGTAAATGCCGTAAACGCCGTGAGTAGGTTCTCCCAATATGAATTGAAAACTATGTGGCATCGGAGGGGGATATTGGGTGTTCCTAGAGAATCATATTTCTGGTCTAGGGGCAAGGCAAGAGGGACGCAGCTCGCCACTGTACCGACTTTCGGAGTTCGGAGTAATACAGACCAACAAGGCCCAGAATGATTTTGTGAGTATCATCTAGAAAACTCTCCACTGTATGCTCTAGTGAAGCTGAGATACTAACCCTGTCGCTGTCGGATGACCCATTAAGGAATACGGAGCGATTCAGAGTTGGGTGCCGAGAGAGAGAAGCATTAAGGTTGGTTGGACTCCAGTAAAGTTCCCAAATGTGGGTGGAGTTGGTAGTGTTGCTTCTCTCTCTTTTTATATATAATATATAGGGGAATGTTATGGTTACGGATGAGGAAATGAAAGAGTTTGGTAGAGAACTAGCAAAGCTCTGCTTCAAAAATGACCATCTAGATAATGAAAAAGCTATGATGATGGGTGCTATGCTCATGAAAACAGCTATGGAATTGTATGTTAGAATGCTGAAAGATGAAGATATTAATAATCTTTTGGATGTTGTAGCGGAAAGTCTTCCTAATATACGGTATATAACGGAAACTGAAATTGATAGAACGATTCATTAATGGAGAATGTTATGAAAGTAGGTAGTGAAGTAGAGTATAATACTGGCGATCGGCGAAAATCGGGCGAAGTGCTGGGTGTATACTCTGATAATTTTGATGAAGTGAAGGTAGATAGTGGTAAGTATCTTGGCCAAGAGGTTAAAGATATTCTGGTCTATTGGTCTAAGAAAACGAAATCTTGGAGGCCTGTAAAGGAAAAGGATATGGGTTCTATATTCTTTGAGATTAAGGGAAAGGGAAAAGATCCGATTGATTACGTATTGATTGAAGAATTGGTATGACTGAAGAGTATGAACAAACCGTACCAATGATACCACCAAATGTAACAGAAGTGGATCCAGAAGATTGGTATTTCTTTATTGAGTGGATAAAGCCTTCTCAATATAATGCATATCTACGAAAGGGATATGAACACGCAAAGATGGCATTTTTGGAGAAAGAAACCCAATGGGCTACCGTAAGACGTAAATTAGAAAAAGAAATGTTGTTCAAAAACATTGCTCAAGAGGTCACAACTACTAAATAAACCCTATGAGTACTGATACAATAGTATATAGAGTAGTCAAAACACATAAAGAAGTGATATACGATGCCATTCCTTCCTATGAGGAAGCTTTTGTGGCAATGCAACAGGCAGAGGATACTTCTGAACTTAGTATTGAACAATACAAGAAACCTTTATTTAAAGGAATACTAGGCAGAGATCCAGACCTACATCAGTAGTTCCTTATAAATATTCCGTAAGGAGTTTATAAGGAAAGATGCTAGAAGAAAAAAGCAACTACATGGGCCATGATGGTTTCATATGGTTTGTAGGTGTTGTTGAAGATAGAAATGATCCAGAACGTGTAGGCAGAGTACGTGTAAGATGTTTAGGCCATCATACGGATGACTTAAATGAGATTGCAACGGATGACCTTCCTTGGGCTCACGTTATGCATCCTGTTACTGATCCATCAATGCATGGATTAGGACATACCCCTTCCTTTCTTGTTGAAGGTTCTTGGGTTATTGGTTTCTTTAGGGATGCTGATGAAAAACAACAACCAGTTATTTTAGGTTCTTTGCCTGGCTCTCCAGCATTTTCTGCTGATTGCAAGAAAGGGTTTAATGATCCTAGAAGTCCATTCTCCACACAAGATGAATATACAGGAAAACCAGTATACGGGCCTTATCCAGTAGGGGCTGTAATTGATGATGAAGGTAATGAAAACACTATGTCTTCTGGTCATGTTACAGGTGAGCCTGATACGAATAGATTAGCAAGAGGTCAATCTTCCGAAACCCATAACTCTTTAGTAAATCGTAGAAAAGATAAAGTCACTAAGATTCCTATTGCGACAAAACCCCATCTTCCTACAGTAGAATTAAATTCCACAGCTGAAACTCGTTCCACTTGGGATGAACTGGATCCAAAATCCATATTATCTACTGCTGACCCATATGTTTCAGCACAATATCCTTTTAACCACGTTCATGAAAGTGAATCTGGTCATATTAAGGAAATAGATGACACGCCTGGCGGAGAAAGATTATTTACGCAACATAGTTCTGGAACTTTTGAGGAAATTCACCCAAAAGGTGACAAGATGGTTAAAGTTGTAGGTGATAACTATGAGATTATTGCTGGCTTCTCTAATGTTCTTATTAAAGGTGATGTTAATATGACTGTAGAAGGTGATATGAGACAGTTGGTGAAAGGTGATTATGTTTTGGAGGTAGAAAAAGACTATACACTTAAAGTTGGTCAGAACCAAAGAACCAAAATCGGATATAAAGATGCTGGAGGGAACAGGGAAGAAGAAATTAAAGGAAATATTTCTACTAATGTCAATAGTGACCACTTTACACGTATAGGTGGTTGGAAGAAGTGTACAGTTGGTACGCATAATGTTTTGATTGTTAATGATTATAGCAAAATGTCTATAGGTAAGAAGCTCTCAATAGCATCTTTAGGTAGTGATGTTAATATAACTGCAAAAAACAATATGACAATTACAACACTGTCTGGTATTTCCTCGTTCAAGTCTGGAAATAAACTTAATATTAAATCAGCTGACCAAATGGTTATTCATACTGAAGCAACTGGATTAAACATTACTTCTGCTGGAGCAGTATTAGAAACATTTGGTGCTGGTCAAGATACAAATATTACAGGTACTTGGACTTGTGATACTACAGGTAATATAGAACTTAATAATAGTTAGGAAAAATAATGCCAGGAGTACATTTACACGGTTATACAAGGGTTTGTTCTGCAACAACCATAGCATCTGCAAAAAGAGTATATTCGGATGGTGGTAGATTGTGGGCAATAAATGGTGATGTAAATTCTCATGGTGCTGGTAATTTGATTGCTGGTAGTCGTAGAGTTTTCTCTAATGGTCAAGCGATTGTTAATCATACACCAGATGGTAGTGCGGCTGATTCTCTATGTCCAGCTCCACTACATTGTGCCCCAATTACATCCCAAGGGTTTGCTAAAGTTATTGTGGGAGATTAAATATGATATGTGGCCAAAGTACAGAGTTTAAAAATATTTTAGAAAAATTTGATAATTTAGAATCTCAAATAACTGGTGGTTTGGAAACTACTGCTTCAGCTTTAGCTGCAAATTTAAATGTTGATTTAAATCTATTAGATTTAGATGTTCAAAAAATGATCCCAGCATTACCTACTGTGGAAGGTTTAAGTTTAACAGACCAAATGAATAATTTATTATCTATGGGTGCTGGTACTATTGATTATACATCACAACTTGCAAGTATAACAAAGAATTTTGGCCCAGCTTTAACAACTGCTGGATATAGTTTGGATAGTATTGTCTCTGAAGCAGCTGCAGCTTTAGGTGGTGGTTTGGATATATGTGGAAGTATACCTAATATGAATTTACCGTCTGGAGCTACAGATGCAATAGAAGAAGCAAAAAAGGCTTTAGAACCTACTATAGATTCTCTTTCGGAAACAATATCTGAAGTTGCAACTAGTACAGAAATGGAAAATCTTAAAAAGTCTTTGGAAGATACAGCTGCAAAATGGAAATCGGAAAGTGGTAGTATACCTTCCGCTCTAAAGGAATCAAAAGAAACTATACAAGTTGCTTATGAGGCTGGAATAAAGGATGTTGCATCGGCCGCTTCTATGGTAACTAAAAGTGATGCTGGAAAAGCAAGTAGTAGGTCTAATTTTAATTCTAAAGGAGTTGCAACTCAACGATCTTTGATACACATGACGTTTAAAACTGGTGGTAAAGAAAAAATTTCTATGCCTAATTGGCCTGAAATAACATTAAATCATGAACCTTTAAATGTTTTATCAATACGTGTTGTGGAAAAAGAAGGAAATTCATACAAAGGTCGTAGAATTACAGATTATTCAATATCTGGTAAAACATTATTTCTAGGAGATTTAAATCCTGTAGATCAGTTTCATTCAGTAAGTGTTATATATTGGGGTTTAGATACAGTGGATAGCAGATGGGCATAATGTATATAATAAAAAGGAAGATTCTAGTCACCTTGAATGTCTACTATTGGTTGCCAGATTACCAAAACATTTTACAGCAGTTTGTTTGGCAAACATTAGATACTAAACCAAAATACCCAAGGGTACATAAATTTTTAGATTATTGGCATAACAATATAGATGCTATAGTAAATGAAGTTCAAATATGTGAAAATGAAAGGAACACATAATGGGAAAGAAAAAGAAAAGTGAAGGATACACCTCAAAAGGTGAACATAAAAATGTTAATAAAAGTATACTAAAAGCAATGCGAAGGGATTATTTAAAGTCTGGTCAAAGGTTATCTAACCAACAAAAGGCCTTTTCTTTAGGTAAAAGAGTTATGGTTACCATTCCAAATCCTAGTGCTAAAGTGGAGACTAACAAACCTTTTATTCGTGTAACTGCAAAAGAGGCTGGTTGGAAAAAACAAGAAGCATTTAGGATGAAACAGGAGGGTTAGTATTATAAATAATCCTATAGGAGTCTAAAATGGCAATTATAGATGCACAACTTACGAATAATTCAGAACGTAATGCACAAAGATATAAAGATTTGGATTTATTTTTTGCTTTTAAGTCCTCTACTAAAGATATTAATAAAGTAACGGATATCTTAGCAGTAAAAAGATCAGTTAGAAATCTTATATTAACAAATAATTATGAAAAACCTTTTCATCCAGAAATAGGTTCTGGTATTAGAGGACTTCTTTTTGAGCCATTAACTCCAATTACAGCAGCTGTTTTATCTAGAAAAGTAGAAGATGTTATAGAAAATTTTGAACCAAGGGCAAGATTAATTGGTGTACGGGCTTATCCCAATTTAGATAAAAATGCCTATGAAATTACTGTAGAATTTTATGTTGTAAATGCACCCACAGAATTAGTAAACATGGATATGTTGTTAGAGAGAGTACGATAATGGCCAATAATAAAAAATTAAGAGTAACAGAGTTTGATTTTGATGATATTAAATCAAACCTAAAAACCTTTTTAAAAAATCAAACGGAATTTACGGATTATGATTTTGAAGGTTCTGGAATGTCCGCTTTGTTAGATGTTCTTGCGTATAATACTCATTATCTTGGGTACAATATGAATATGTTAGCAAATGAAATGTTTCTAGATAGTTCTGTTTTAAGGTCTAGTGCTGTATCACACGCAAAAACACTAGGATATGAACCATCTTCTTCTACAACTGCTACTGCATCTGTTACTGTTAATTTAAATACTACTTCTGTAACAACTGCTACAATGCCAGCTGGTACTAAATTTTCAACTAAAATTTTAGATAAGAATTATTCTTTTGTAACTTTAGATGATGTTACTGCTTCAAATATAGGAACTACTATTCCATATGAGAATATAAAAATATATGAAGGTAGTTTAATTACTAGTCGGTACATTGTGGACACTAATGATATTGCTCAAAAATTTATTATTAATGATCCAAATATAGATACATCAACATTACGAGTTAAAGTTCAAAATTCTGCTTCAGACAGTACTATTTTAGTATATACAAAAACAACAGATATCACCCAAGTATCATCTTCATCACAAACTTTTTGGTTACAAGAAATAGATGGTGGTAGATTTGAAGTTTATTTTGGTGATGGGGTTATTGGTAAAAAATTAGAGGATGGTAATATTGTATTGCTAACATATGTTGTTTCTAATAAAGAACTAGGAAATGGGGCTTCAACTTTTACAAATACTGGAGCTATTGCTACTGTTTCAGATATAACTGTAACAACTATTGCATCTTCTACAGGAGGTGCTGAAAGGGAAAGTATATCATCTATTAAAACAAATGCACCTTTAGATTATGCTTCTCAAGGCAGAGCTGTTACTACAGAAGATTATAAGGTTTATGTTAAAAAATTATACGCAAATACTGAGTCTGTACAAGTATGGGGCGGAGAAAATGGATCATTTGATTCTAGTTTAGGAGTAGTTAGTACTCCAGAATACGGTAAAGTTTTTATTTCAGTTAAAACAACTACAGGAAATAATTTAACATCAGCTGAAAAATCATCTATAGAAACACAATTAGGCAGATATAAAGTAGCATCTATTACACCTGTAGTTGTTGATCCAGAAACTACATATTTAATATTAATTACAAAGTTTAAATACAATCAAAATGCAACTACCAAAACTTCAGAGGATTTAGTTAATTCTGTTAATAATACTTTAACAAATTATAACAATAATACTTTGAAAAAATTTAATAGTGTGTTTAGACATTCAGAAATTACCAGTTTTATTGATAACTCTCATACTAGTATTTTAAACAATCAAACTACTGTTAATTTAGGTAAGTTTATAACACCAACTTTAAATTCTAAAGTTGGATATAATATTATTTTTTCAAATAAACTTTTTAATCCGTACAGTGGTTATAATGACACAAAAGGTGGTATTTTAGCTTCCACAGGATTTTTTATAAGTGGAGATGCTACTAATGAACATTTTTTTGATGATGATGGAAAAGGAAATTTAAGATTATATTATATGGTAGGAAGTTCAAGAGTATATACAAATGCTACTGCTGGTACAGTAGATTATGCTGATGGTAGTGTTGCTATTACATCTCTTAATATAACTTCTATTTCTAAAGTTGATGGTGTAGCTTCCACAAAAATTAGAATTACAGTAGTTCCAGAATCAAAGGACATTGTTCCTGTACGTAATCAAGTTTTAGAAATTGATTTAATTAATACTTCTATTGTAGGAGAAGTTGATACTATAGCATCTGGAGATGTTGGTGCTTCTGGTACATATACAACAAATTCTTCTTTCCCAACAAATCAGGCGTTCTAAACAATGAGTATGAATGAAACAAAATTGGTGACTAAAGTTTCACCTTTGATAGAAGGTCAAGTGCCTGACTTTATTCAGGCCGATCATTCAAAGTTTGTTTCTTTCTTAACTTCTTATTACCAATTTTTAGAATCAGGCGAATTAAAACTAACACTATCAATTGATAGGTTACGTTCTGAAGTTGAAAGTTTAGACTATATTTTAGAAGAAGGTGGAGATAAAATTGTTCTAGAGGAAGGTGCTGGTTCAACTGGTAAATTTGTTAATAATGAAACTATTACTGGTTCTATTTCTAAAGCTACTGCTAAAGTTCTTGTTGAAGATACAAGTAACGGAAGAATTTTTATATCATCTAACCAAAGATTTGAAACTGGTGAAACTGTAACTGGTTCTGTTTCTGGTGCTGTTGGTACTGTAACTTCATATCGTGGAAACCCTATTCAAAATATTCAACAATTATTAGAATATGCAAATGTAGATAATACAATCTTTGATTTCTTAGATAATTTCCGTGACCAGTTTATGAACGCAATTCCATCAACTCTTGCTGATGGTGTTTCAAAAAGAAAATTATTAAAAACTATAAAACAGTTATATACAGCAAAAGGAACTTCTGAAGGACACAAAACCTTTTTACGGATGATACTAAATCAAGAAGCAGATATTTATTATCCAGAAGTTGATATGTTAAGGGTTTCTGACGGCCAATGGAATTATATAACTTCTTTAAGAGTCACAGCTCAAGTAAATTCCAATTCAGATGAGATTCTTAATCAACAAATTACAGGAGCAATTTCTGGAGCTACTGCTATAGTTGTATCAATAGTAGGATTTTCTCAAGGAACAGATTCTATTTCTGAATTAGAAATAGATCCTAATTCTTTAAATGGTAGTTTTATAGATGGAGAAACTATTACTGCTGTTTCAACTACAAGAGATATTCTTCAAAAATTTACTGTTAGAAAAATTGTTAATAATGGTACAATATTAGATAAAGGTATATTGCATACATCAAATGAAGCTATTAGTTTACAGAGTACAGGTAATACATATGCAGAGGCTAGAATTGATGTTGTAGATGTAGGTTCTCTTAAATCTGTTTATGTAGATGAAGGTGGTAGTGGTTATAGAATTGGAGATGCTTTAACTTTTACTGGTGGCGGAGCAAATAGTAGTACTGCAGCTGGTTTTGTTGGAACTACTGGTTCTTTTTTAATACTAGAAGATGGTAATAATATTTTAAGTGAAGATACAACTTCACAATCATTTGTTCCTTTAGATATAGGATTAGAATCTGCTACTGTTCCTCTTGCTAATGGAACTTTTGTGGATGGTAATAAATTATTATTAGATAGAACACATACTAGCGGAACTGATGCTAATCATCATCTTGTACACGAAATTTCTGAGTGGAATATAAATTTAGACCAATGGAGCTCTATTGATGGTGACCAAATAGTTTTAGAAGAAGGTACTGACCCCACATCTAATGATGCTATTTCTAAAGTTTATTTAACAAATGAAGGAAATGGATATTCTTCATTACCTACAATTGGAGTTACTTCAACTTTGGGAACAGGTGCTAAAATTATTGCAACTACTGATGATATAGGAAGAGCTCTTTCTGTAAAAATTACTGACCCAGGCTTTAATTATCCTATTGCACCAGAAGCTACTTTTTATACACATCTAATATTAAGAGATGTAACTAATACAACATTTACTTCTGGAAGTTTATTAACAACTAATACTGGCACTGTTTATACTTATAATAATAATCCACAAATACTTTCAGTATTGTTAGATAATAGTGGAGATATTTTAACAGAGGATGGGAAAGATATTTGTTTTGAAGATGGTGATAAATTAACTTCTGAAGGTTCTGTTTTAGAAGGAGAAACTATTACTTGTGCTTCTGGCGGAACTGGAAAAGTACTTGTATCGGATACAGGTAATAGTAAACTAGATGTTGGTACACTAATATCATATCCTGGCGATTATACATCTTATCGTAATAAAATTGGTGAATCAGTTGTAAGAATACAAGATTCTAAATATTACCAACAATTCTCCTATGAAGTAAGAGTTGGCGCAGCTTTAGTTGAGTATATGGATTCTTTAAAGAAAGCTGTTCATCCTTCTGGATTTTTACCTTTTGGTAAAGTTTCTATAGCTTCTCAAGTATCAGCTGCATTAAGTATTCCAGCTGGTAAAGATGTACCAGACTTTACTGCTGATACAGAAACCTTTACACCAGAACTTGCAAGTACATTTGAAAATCTCTTTACAACAGTTTTTGGTAGAAGACTTGGAACTGAGACTGATGGTAGTGTTTTTCCTGTAGAAGAAGCAAATCTACTTTTGGAGGATAATCAATTTGTTCTTTTGGAAGATGGTGAAAAAATTATTACTACCAGACCTAATTCACTTGAAGGTTCAAGTACTAATTTATCTGAAGGTGAAAGAGATGTAACTTTAAAACAAAAAACAGAAATTGTATTGTCAATGCCTACGACAAATACATCTAATCCAAATGCTTTAAAAAATCTTAATATACATCCTTTCTTTGGGTCTGCATTAACAATAGAACTTGAAACACAAACACAAGTTGAGGGTTCTTCTGTAACCTTTGATGATACTCAACCAGACGGTGCTGGTGGTGAAGATTTCTCTGATACTGGAATAGATTTTTCTAGTGGAAATACGCCAGGAGGTAGTTTGGTATTAAATGGAGAATATTCTGATCTAGCTTATGAAACAAATACCCTTATGAATACATTTGAAAATATTATGATAGAAGAAAGAGATAGGAGAGATGAAAGTGGCCCAAGATTTGACCTTATTGGTAATATAAGGTTTAATGAATTTTTAACTTATAATAATATTAACTTTGTTCAAGAAGATGGTGATAGATTAATGCAAGAGGACGGCAGTGCTGCTGGTTCTGGAACTTATGGAGAACGTCTAATATCTGAAGAACATGAACAAACTGCACAACTTCCTTCTTCAGTTTATACCCATTCTTTAGAAAAAATCGCTACTTATCATTCTGTAATAGATATTGGTCAAGTTTAGATGTATAAATAATAAAAAGGAATTAAAATGGCATTTCAAGAAATAAATCGTGGTACTGGAGCTGATACTGGTGATGGCGATTCACTACGAGCTGGTGGATTAAAGGTAAATACTAATTTAGGAGAAATATATAATGCAATCGGAACTGGTTCTGCTGCTGGTTCAACGATTTGTACTGGAATAAGTGCTTCTGCAACTGTTATAACTCTTACGGCCCCTGTTCTTACAAATGCTACTGCTACAAATATTAAAGGTGGCGGAAATAATACTAATGGACATACTGTTCCGAATTTAGCTGATGATACTTTTACTCTTATAGGTGCTACACAAACACTAACAGGTAAGACTCTTACAAACCCAACAATTAATGCTGCTACTTTAACAGGAACGGTTGCTTCAACAGCAACTGTAACTGGTACTTTAGATTTAAGTGGTACTGTCTTACAAGGAACAAATGCTTTAGTTTTTGAAGGTTCTGGTGATGATGCTCATGAAACAACATTTGCAATCACGAATCCAACTGTATCCGATAAAACTATTACGTTTCCAGATACGACAGGAATGGTTCTATTAGATAGTACATTAGGAACATTTGATTATACTGTCGGTACAAGGTCTATGTCAACGGAAGATTGGGTTCAAGAATCTGGAGTTGCTGCTAGTTATGTTGATGGTATTAATACAGAAAGCACAATAGGTGACAAACTCCTAGAAGAAACAGATGGAGATAATCTTAAAATGGAAACACCATTTATAAAAATATTAACCAGTGGTGGAGCTGTGGTAAAAGTTGTCTACGGAGCAATATAAATAAAGTTAAGGAAAAAACAAAATGGCTGCAATAATTACAGAAAATTTTAGATACGAAAATGCCAATATTTTCAAAACCGATGTAGAAAGTGGTTCAGATAAATATTGGCTTTTTATAGGAAAAGCTACTCCATTCTCTGTAGCAAATGATGGAACTGGAGCTAGTGATTCGGCACCTCCAACAACTTACGATGAAGTTGCAAATAATAGTTATTATTGGGATGATATGTTAGCAGCTAAACATATTGCCAGTACTGATGTTGCTTTTGTCGTTCCTCGTAGAAATTGGACAGCTAGTGCTAGATATGATATGTATGAACATAATGTTAGTGGAACTAATTTAACATATTCTGGTGTTAATAATATTTATTCTTCTACTTTCTATTTTATGACTACTGAATATAAAATATATAAAGTTTTACATAATGGTAATACAGGTGAGGGTAGTGCAGCTGCTGTATATTCTGGTGGGGTGGCTCCAGCTTTTACAGATAATTCTCCACAATTTCACGGAGGATACCTTTTACAATATGTGTGTACTATTAGTACAGGAGATGTTGAGAAATTTTTAACTACTGATTTTATGCCAATTAAAACAAATTCTACAGTTGCTGCTGCTCAATCTACTATGGGTACTGGTCGTATCCAATCTTTATTAGTCACTCCTGGCACTGGTTATAATAACGGTACATTTTATACACCAATTCAAGGGGATGGTACAAATGCTGGAACAGCAGATGGTGCTATTGTTAAAGTCATAACTTCTGGAAATAGTATTACTGCATTTAGTTCTGGTGGAACTAATATGCATGACAATTTACTTACTAAACGTGGTGGGTATACTTATGGAACAATTAATTTAAATAATTGTTTTTCTAATGCTACTTTAGCTACTCCTGCTACAATCCATTCTTCACCTCCTGTTAATGCAATCATACCTATTATTGATCCTAAAGGTGGCCACGGTAGTAATGCTCCAAAAGAATTAGGTGCTCATTATGTAATGTCAAATACTACTTTATCTGGTGCTGAAGGTTCTGGTGATTTTAACACTGTTAATGATTTTCGTAGAGTTGGTATTGTAAAAAGTCCATTTGATTATGGAACAACCAATATTTCTGCTACTGGTACAAAACGACAAACGTATTGTGTTAATTTTGCTTCTTCTAGTAATAACTTTACCGTTGATGAAGAAATCCGACAAGCATCAACTGGTGCTATAGGTAGGGTAGTTCGTTGGGATGCTGCCAATAAAAATCTTTATTATCAACAAGAAAGACATAATCTTTATGGAACAAATGACGGTACATATTTAACTGGTAAGAAAGGTTCTTATAAAGCTTTTTCTGGAACAAATACAATTACAGGACAAACATCTTCACCAACACCTACTGGTACGCCTTCTACTACTACTGGAGCTGTAGGTGGTGTCACTTTTGCAAGTGGTTATGCTACTCCAGAAATGGCGTTTGATAGTGGTGACATACTTTATATAGAAAATCGTAAACCAATATATCGTGCTACAGACCAAACAGAAGATGTAAAAATTATAGTGGAATTTTAAAAAATGGCTCAAACTACAGACCTTAATGTTGCTCCTTATTATGATGATTTTGATAAGACTAAAAATTATAAACGAGTTTTATTTAGACCAGGCTTTGCTATACAAGCAAGGGAGCTAACACAATTACAATCAGCTCTACAACATCAAGTAGAAGCACACGGTAGTCATATTTTTAAAGAAGGGGCTATGGTTATTCCTGGCCAGATTTCTTTAAATCAAAGGTATAGTTCTGTAAAATTAGAAAATACATTTAATTCTGAAAATGTTGCTTTAGCTCAATATTATAATGAAGAAAATCCTGTTACTATCACTGGAATTACTTCTGGTGTTAAAGCACAAGTAATAGGTTATGACAATTCTAGTTCTACAGACCAATCAGTATTATATGTAATGTATACTTCTGCTGGAACAAATGAAAGTGCTACACTTTTTACAGAAGGTGAAAATTTAAAAGCAAATATTGGTATTACACATACTAGTGCTATTAGTGCTAATGTAGCTTCTGCCACAGTTTTTACATCAACTTCTTCTATAGTAGATGATCCTAAAGGGCCAGCTTGTAGATATGGTTCAGCTGCTCAAATAGAGCCTGGGGTTTATTATGTAAACGGCCATTTTGTTGAAACTACTAGACAAACATTAGTTTTAGATAAGTATGGTAATACTCCATCTTATAGAATTGGATGGAGTGTTGCTGAAGCCATTGAAACGCCAGAAGCTGAGTCAGATCTTACTGATAATGCTCAAGGTTCTGCTAATTTTTCAGCTAAAGGAGCTCATAGATTAGTTATATCAGTAACATTAGCAAAAATACCTTTATCCTCTACAAGTGATGCTAATTTTGTAGAGTTAATGACAATAAAGAATGGAACTATATTAAAAAGAGTTAGGACTACTGAATATTCAGAAATTGAAGAAACTTTTGCACGAAGAACTTTTGATGAATCTGGAGATTATACTGTAAGACCTTTTCAAATGGAGGCTAGAGAAAGTGTAACTATAGATGCAGAAGAAGGGGTATATGGTTTAGGGGATGAAACAGATGATGGTGGTACAGCATCTGATGATATGTTAGCAGTGAAACTGTCTCCTGGCAAAGCTTACATAAAAGGATATGAAATAGAAAAACTTGCTCCAACATTTAAAGATGTTAAAAAGGCAAGGGATACAGCAAGAGTTACTTCTGGTATATCTAATTGGTCAATGGGTAACTATTGTTTAGTTAATATGATATACAACTCACCAGATATTTCAAAGGGTGGAACTACGGTAGACCCATATAAACCTTTATTTATATATGATCAAGTAATTGGTTCTAAATCCCAAGATACAGAACCAACTGCAGCTGGTTCTATTATAGGTGTATGTAGAGCTAGACAGTTTGTTCATCATAGTGGTGCAGCTGGTGGTGCTGGTAATGACTTCTTTAGTCAGTATGATTATAATAGTAATAAGTATAAATTATATCTTTTTGATATAAGGATGTTTACATCGTTAACATTATCTGGAACACCAGCAGCTACATTAGTGGCAAATCACGCAAATGGTGGAGTTAGGGTAACAGGTGAAAATTCTGGTGCTGTTGGACTAGTTCACAGTAGTGGAACATCAGGCTCAAATTGTAATTTAACAAATATTGTAGGAACATTTCAAGTTGGTGAAAAACTTTTTGCTAGTGATAGAGCTGGTTATTTAGTAACTTCAGCCCCAGCAGATATAACTGTATCGGCAGCTGCAACTAATAGTTTTAGTGCTGCTAAAGCTGTTTTTCATGATGATGCTACTGCTCACCAAGGATTTTTAGCTGATATTGGTTTAAATGAAGAGGTTACTTTAAACGGTACTTGGAGAACCGAAACTACAGGAAATTATCTAGAAGGGGTTTCTGGATATGATACTTCTCAACTTAGAGTAAATGATATTGTAACTATTCCTGCTGGTGGTGGTGCTACTGAATTAAGAAGGGTAACAGTAGTTGCAGCTGATAAGGTAACTCTTGCTTCTGCACCTACAACTGACGATATTACTAGTTCAAATATTGTAAGGCATCGTGCTAAGTTATTTGATTCAGAAAAGAATATAAGTCTTTTAAAATTAAATAAAAATACTATTAAAACATTATTAACTCCTGCTTCATCACCTCAAAGTTATACGCAATTTAATGCTTATCATCAATTTGAACCAGCTTCTGCTTCTGATGGTTCTGGTGTTATTACCTTTCCAGCATTAGGTGCTGGAGAAACATATGCTAGTGGAGCAAATAAAAGTGATTATGTAGTTAGTGTTACAGATGCAGGCAATGGTACTGGTAAAAAGGGAGATATTGTTGACCATGTAGGAAAAGTTGATAATTCAGCTTTAGAACTTACAGAAGCAGCTGTATTTGGTACTTCTGGTACTTCTGTAAAAATAACAGCTCTAGTAACAAAAACTCAAGTTACTCAACGGTCAAAATCAACAAAATTGTGTAAAGAACTTAAAGTATTTTCCTCTGGTGTAACTGCTCCTTGGGGCACAAAACAAACAGACAAACAAATTTCTTTAGGAAGATCAGATGCATTTAAATTAGTTTGTGTATTTGATTCAGAAGATGCTAGTAGTGACGCAGCTGCACCTACATTAACAAATGATGGTGTTATTGATAATGGGCCTTTTGTAAGGGGGGAAATTGTTACAGGACAAAGTTCTGGTGCTAAAGCAAGATTAATATCTATAACAAGTCCTTTTAAGTATGTTCCTATTGGTACTACAGATTTTATAAATGGTGAAGAAGTTAAAGGAGATAGTTGGACAGGAAGAAGTTCAATACCTACAACAACTCTACATGGTTCTGCTGCCGTAACAGCTGGTTCAACTGTTATAACATCACAATTTTTATTAGATACTGGTCAACGTGATAATTATTATGATATTTCTAGTATTGTAAGAAAAGATGGTATTGCCGCTCCAATTGGAAGATTGCTTGTAATTTATGATTACCTTGAACATGGGGCAGGAGATGTCTTTAGTGTAGATTCTTATACTGATGTTGCAAATCAAATGGGGTATGAAAATATACCAGTATATTCTGCTACAAAAGTTGATCCAGATTCACCAGAACCAGCTGGTATTTATCCTCTAACAGATTGTTATGATTTTAGACCTACAGTTGTAGAAATTACTGGCACAGATGTATATGGTAATGTAGATAGGATAACTGCAAATTCCTTTAATTTTCATCATAGAGGATTTAATACTGCTGGTGGTGATCGTTATACTCGTTTCCCCCCACATGGAGCAAATGTACAATCTACTTACGATTATTATCTTAATAAGTATGCTCTCATTTTTATGGATCAAAAAGGAAATATTACAGTAAAAGAAGGTGTTTCAGCTGAAGTACCTCAATTACCAAAACCAGTTGAAAATGGTATGTTAATTGCTACTCTTTATCTTCCAGCATTTACATTTAAACCTAAAGATGTAGAAATTCTTAGAGAAAAAAATCAACGATATACTATGAAGGATATCGGAAAATTAAAAACTAGACTTGACCATGTAGAATATTATACTGCTCTTAGTATGTTAGAAAGAGATGCAGAGTCTTTTGAAATCACAGATTCAAACGGACTTAATCGTTTTAAGTCTGGTTTTGTTGTAGATAATTTTACTGGCCATAGAGTAGGTGATGCAATGAACACTGATTACAAGTGTTCTATAGATATGGAAAATAATGAATTACGTCCTAAGAATAAAGCAAACGCAGTATTTTTGGAAGAAGTATCAACTACTACTGCTGAAAGAACATCTGCTGGTTATCAAAAAACAGGTGACTTATTAACACTTCCTTATACAGAACAAGAATTTACTTCTCAACCATATGCAACACGCTTAGAAAGGGTTACACCTATTCTTACTTCTAATTGGGTAGGGAATATAGAATTATCTCCTAGTGGAGATGAATGGTTTGAAACAGAAATTGCACCACAATTAATTATTAATGTTGAAGGAAATTTTGATACATTCTTTGCTGCTAACAGAGATAAAATTGGTACTATTTGGAACGCTTGGCAAACTCAATGGAGTGGGGTTGTTAGTAGGGATACTAGGAGAGTAGGCCAAGGCGGTGGTACTGTTAGAAGGACTATAACTACATCAAGAACAGATTTGGAAAGAAGGGGTATTAAAACAGAAGTTGTTGCTCAGATAGATGAAGAGTCACAAGGTTCTAGAGTAATTGCTACAGCAATAATTCCTTGGTGTAGATCTAAAACTGTAACTTTTGAAGGTACTGGATTTTTACCTAATACAAGAGTATATCCTTTCTTTGATAAAAAACCAGTTTCAAGTTTGGTAACTCCAGAAGCAGGATATTCTTTTTTAAATGGAGTTGCTGTTGATCCTATAATAGCAGGAAGTCCTTTGGTTACTTCTGCAGCTGGTAAGGTTAGAGGAACATTTTTAATTCCAGACCCAACTGTATCTGGTAATTTAAAGTTTTCAACAGGTGAAACTCAATATAGACTTACTTCAAGTTCTACTAATAATATAAAGGTAGACCCAGTAACAGCAGGGGATGCAATCTATTATGCTAAAGGTATTTTAGAAACTCATCAAGAAACTATTATTGCAACTAGAAATGCAAGATTAGTAAGAACAAATGTTACACAAGTTACAAGTCAGACAAACTCAAGTACATCCTTTAGTGACTTTCAATCTGGAAGCAATGATGAACCGCCTGGTATTAGTGATGATGGTGGGGGTAATGATCCTGATGATAGCAATGGTGATGATCCACTAGCTCAAACATTTATGGTAGATCAGAGTGGTGGTGCTTTTGTTACAAGTATAGATGTTTGGTTTGGAGAAAAAGATGCAGACCTACCAGTAACTTGTGAAATACGTAATGTTGTTAATGGTTATCCTGGCCCTAAAGTTTTACCCTTTGGTAGAAAAGTATTAGAACCATCTGAAGTATCTCTTTCTGATGATGCTTCCGTAGCTACTAAATTTACATTTCCTTCCCCTGTATATCTTGAAGAAGGAAAAGAATATTGTATGGTGTTCATAGCAGCTGTACCTAGTTGGAAGATATGGATTTGCCGTATGGGTGAACAGGAAGTCGGTGGTTCTAGAAATGTATCGGAACAACCACATATAGGTGTTATGTTTAAGTCTCACAACAATAGAGCTTGGGCTATGTCTGGTATGGAAGATATTAAATTTACAATCAATACAGCAAAATTTTCAGAAAATGATGGAACAGTAAATTTACAAAATAAAACAATTCCTAGTAAAAAATTAAGAACCAATGCTGTAACTTTACAACATGGTTTAACAACACAAATTATTAATCATGTAGATCACGGTATGTACCATGCATCTAATGATGTTACCATTTCTGGAGTTTCTGCTGGATTGGAAACTACACTAAATGCTGCTATTAATGACGGAGTTGTTAATACTTGTACTTTAACTACAGGCAATCTTGCAAACTTCAAAATGACAACTGGTAGATGGGCAGCTAAAGGTGGTGTTCATTATATTAGAATTGATGACGAAATTATTTCATTTGCAACTGCTGACCTTAATACTGGTACAGGTGTTATTACTAATGCAACTAGAGGAGCTTTATCAACAATAGCTGCTTCACATACTATAAATTCTAAAGTAGAATATTATATGATGCACCAAGTTCCTTTATCAGAAATTAATAAAACTCATACTTCAATAGGAAATATTGGAATTGACAGTTATACAATAACTACATCTAGTTCTACAGTTATTCAAGGTGGTGTATCTTATGCTGCCGGCCCACCTGTAGTTCCACCTACTTCTGCTGGAATTGGTGGTATGAATATCTACGCAACTCAAAATTATATGTTTGATACTGTTCAAACTATGATAAGTGCTATGGAATTGCCAGGAACAACTATTGAGTCAAAAATCAGACCTACTTCATCTACATCTCCCAATGGTAGTCAAACATCATTTGCAACAACTTCTTCCTCTAATGCTAAAGGATTTCCTTTGAATGATAACTATGACTTTGATGAACCATATATGGTTTGTTCTTCACCAAATGAAACTGGTCAAATGTCTGGTACAAAGAGTTTATTGATGCCAATTACTCTTTCAACTACAAATACAAATATTTCTCCAGTAATAGATACAGATAGAATGTCTTTAATTGCTATTACTAATAGAATGAATGCTATTTATTCTAGTTCTGATGTATATCCATCTTGGGATTATGTATCTTCTACCGAACCTAATGGTGATAATAATGCAGGCATTTATATGACTAAAAAGGTAATATTAGATACTCCTGCTACGGCTTTAAAAATATTTTTTGGTGCTAATAGGTCATCTAATACAACTCTTAGATTAATGTATAAAATTTTAAGAAATGATGAAGCTATGGATTTTGATGAATTGGGTTGGGAGTATTTTAATCCAGTATATGCTACTAATGTTTTACAACACGCTAGTTCTGGATTACCAGATATTACAGCTAATCCTTCTTTGGATGCAGATGATTTTCAACAATATGTATATACTGCTGGTGTGAAAGATGACGGCATAGGTACTTCATTAGAACCGTTTGTTTCTTTTTCTATAAAAATTATTATGACAGGAACAAATACTTCTCAACCACCAAGGATTAAAGATTTAAGATGTATAGCATTGGCAACATAAAATGAGTACTAGATTTTTAAAAGTAGAAGGTAATGAAGATTTAGTAAGAGATACTTCTTCTAATGCTATAATAAATCGTAACAAAACAGCATATGAAGTTGCAAAGAAAAGAGCTGAAGAATCACAAAGACAAAGAGATGAAATTAGAACTGCTCTTAGGGAAATAAATAGTTTAAAAAGTGATATGCACGAAATAAAAACGATGATAGTACAATTAGTAGGTAAAGTGTAATGGCAATAACAGCAGCTACAGTAGCAAATACTGATACATTAGAAAAATTAAGACAAGAGTATAATAACTTACAAGCTGATGTATTGGCTTTAAATACTGGTGCATTAACAGTGTTTGGTGTTCCTAATGGTACGGAAACAGTAAGTGGTGATGGTTCTGGAAAAGATGCTATTTCATTAAATACATTAATTAGTTTTTTAAACACCAGTGGAGGAAATTCTGATTTAACTTTAGCAACTGGACAAACAGGACAAATTAAAATTTTAGTAATGACAAGTGCTGGAGGAAATACAGCTACATTAGATAAAACAGATGGTAATTTAGATACTACTGCTGTTAGTACTTCAATTGTTTTTAATGCTATTGGTGAATCTGTAACATTAGTATGGTCTGGTTCTAAGTGGTTTCCAATCAACGCTTTAGGGGCTACCATTACATAGGAGATAACTTATGGCTGTTGTGAAGCCCCTTTATATGAGCAATGGAAAACCAATACCAATGTCAACTACTATGGTTGACAATATTGTTGATGAATGTTGTTATCTTTACGGAGAAGGTTTTGATTATAATCATGGCACAGCTGTGCCACCAGTTTATCCCAAATCTTATAATTCCAATTCAGAAGCTACTACTTTAAACGATAATAGAATGCCTATCCTACCAGATACAGCACAAATTAGTGGTGGTGGTGCCGTTCATGCTCACAATTTGTTTCCTCAAGCCCAAACGATACAGTACGGTGGAAATGTGACGGCAAGGGGTGATATTGATTGGAGAAGAGTTTGTGTTCGTGAATCAGAGCAATGGCAAACTTGGCGAGAAGATGTAGGCCAAGGTATTGATCCTTCTGCTAATATCGCAGCTGATGGGTTAGGATATAGGCCATCGGCATCTACCAATACTGATTATGCATCTGGTTTATATTTTCCTTTAAAATATAATGAAGATGGTGACATTCAAGGTATGACTTTCACTGATTTTAAAGATACATTTATTCATCCTGCTATAGATAAGTTAGTTGAGGCTGGTACTACAGGCCTTTCAGCAACAGCTGCTGGAACTTTTATAGTTACTAATTCCTCATCACCACCAACTAATTTTGTTAATAAAGATGCACATAAGATCTTCCAAGATACTTGTGCTGATACTGATTCATATACTACTGGAGCAAGTGGTATAACTATGGGTGGTGGTGGAGGCCCAGCGCCTGGAAACAACACTTACGGCCCTAGACAACAACATACAAAAGATGTTACTGGTGGTTCTTATTATTTACATATGAGAACAGGAACACAACTTAATATTCAACCAGCATTATTTTGGGATAATGACAGTAACAGTTTAAAAACAAAATTTAATGAAGCACATTTTAATTGCTTTCTTAAAAGGTGGATGGCTGATACAGTAATTTATTCAACTGAAGGTTATAAAATTTGTTATGCTTTACTACCTAACGATAGTACTTGGCCAGGCGGTACTAATGGTAATGAAGTTAATAGAGGAATAATATATAATAAGATACTTGGAGGTTCTACATATACGACAGACGGAGCTGGTTCTGGCGATAGATATGCTTCTCAAATGTGGCCATCTGGCACATTAGCACAAGATGGAGCAGCTGGTCATGGGCCTTTTACATTATGGATACGTAAGCAATTTCCATAAATTGAATTAAATATGAGGAGGTGAAATGTTTACAAAAGAAAATACAGAGTCTATAGTTTTTGCTGATCAAGGGCAAAGATATATTTCTATTTATTATAATGATGATGAAGTTATAGATCCAGAAATAGGATTTGAACTTAGAAGAGCCGATTATGATTTAGATGATGATAAGAATCCAGACGTACAGCAAATTTTAAAACTATGGACTTTTGAAGAAATAGAATTAAATACTAGAAAACTTAAAAAACTAGAAAGACAAGCATTTGAAGCTGAGATTCTTGAGATTGCTAAACGAGATGGTCTAATTTTAGACCCTAAAGGAATACAAGAAACAAATGACTTAAAAAAGGTTGAAGTTGTTAGAGATGCAGAACCTTCAACTGCTTTTGAACTACTTTTCAAAGAACATGATTATGAGAATGAAAAAACTAAGGAACAATTATTTAAATGTAAATTAATGGCCTTTGAATTGGATGAGGTTAAAAATTCTAAAAAAAGAAAAATAAAAAGTGAATTAAGAACTGCAAAAACATTTAGAGAAGTTTTAGAAAGTACTTTAAAATTTTATTAAATTATGATTTATGATACAACAAAAAGATTAAGTTTTCATATAGAGGTAACTGATAAGTGTAATGCTAGATGTATTCAATGCTCTAGAAACATGATTGATAATAGTGGAAAATTAAAACAAAGACCTAATTTACTTTTAACAGAACTTACTCTTAAAGATTTCAAAAAAATATTTAAAAATTTTAAATATCCTGTACGATTTATATCTATGTGTGGGAATTTTGGTGATGCTTTTATGGCTAAAGATATTTTTGAAATTACAGAATATCTTTGGACAGAAGTAATAGACCTTACCTATAAAAGCGATATGAGTTTTAATATTCATACAAATGGTGGAATGAGAAACAAAGAATGGTGGTATGAATATGGAAAAATGGTTAAACGTGTTAGCAATGGCCGAGATTTAGTTACTTTTTCTATAGATGGTTTAGAAGATACTCATCATCTTTATAGAGTAAACACTAGGTATGATAGAGTAATAGAAAATGCTAGAGCATATATTGCTGGTGGAGGAAATGCTGAATGGTCTTTTATAAGATTTGGACATAATCAACATCAAGAAGAAGAAGCAAAAAGAAGAGCTAAAGAATATGGATTTTCCTTTTTTATTCCTGTAGATACTCAAAGGTTTTGGAATAAAGAACATATAGAATATAAATGGCGAAATAAAACTTATAGAATATCACCAGCAAAAAATAAAATAACTAAAGAAAAACGAATACTATCAGAAAGATTTAATTTAAATAAAGAAGAAGCAGTAAAAAATTCTAGAAATAATATAGAATGTGCTGTTTCTAAAAAGAATGAATTATTTATAGATTGTAGAGGGGATATTCATCCTTGTTGTTGGATAGGTTCGTGGCATTATCGTAATGTTAAAGGTATATATAATTTTGTAGAAGATCCAGAAAAACATCCAATAATGGAAATGCGAACAGTTAGAAATGCAATAAAAGAAGATTTAAGTGAGATAATTACAGATGATTTTTTCCAATATATTTTACCTATGAGTTTTGAGGTTTCTCCTAGTCATATATGTGTTAAACAATGTAGCAAAACGGATAAATTTACTACCACAAAAAAAAGAGCAGGAATTTAAAATGATTTTTGCAAATGAATACGGTAGTGTGGATTTTTGGAAAGAAGTTAATATTCCAAATTTTAAAAAAGTAGCAGTAACATTATCAGCTGGAACTGACTCTGCTTTAGTACTGTATATGTTATGTACATATATTACAGAAAATAATTTAGATATAGAGATTTTACCTTTTACTGGTGTTGATACTAAAAGGCCTATGAATCATTTAAATGCTTCTGAAATAGTTGATTTTTTTCAAGAAAAATTTCCTAATATTACTTTTTTATCTCATTTTATATTTTGGTATGAACATACACCAAGAGATTCGGAAATGAAAAGAGAGGCTCATAGAAAGGAAGAACGTAAATTATATAACGAAGAAGATGTAAAACTTTTTTGTAGAGGTAAGTCTGCAAATCCACCAGAAGATGAAGCACAAAAACATAATATGTTTTTTGATAGAGAAAGAGAAAGAGATAGTGATATAGATGATGGCTATAAAATTTTTATGAGAACTGGTAGAGAAGGCAAGTCTGGAAGTGAGCCTGGGAGATGGATTTATACCCCTTTAGCATTTGTAGATAAAAGATTTGTAGCTAAATGTTATAAAGATTATGATTTAATGGAAGAATTATTTCCTATTACTGCATCTTGTATTGGATATGAAAAAACAACAGACTATTGGACTAAACCATGTAAAAAATGTTGGTGGTGTAAGGAAAAGTTATGGGCATTTGGTATGTATGATGGAGGATTGTAATGGCAAAACCACCATTATGTTATTATCCTTTTTTTGGTCTTTCTGATGATACTAAGGGATATTGGCAAGCTTGTTGTCAAGCAAAACCTTTTGAAAATAAAGACGGCAATCAAAAATATAATATTAAAAATATGTCTTTTTTTGAATTTTTTAATTCTAAAGAAATGAAACAACTAAGATATGATATGGTTATGATGAATGAATCTTCTGAATTATATCAAAAAACTTGCAAAAATTGTATTGATGAAGAAAAGATGGGTGTTTTATCAATGCGAAGGCAAATAACAGACGCTCCATTTAAAAGGGGCCCAATGCAAGTAAATTATGACCAAGGATTATTTAGGCATAATTTACTTGAAGATATAAAACAAAATCCAAATAATAATTTACTGCCTACAGATGTTAAATATTTAAAATTACATTTTTTTGGAAATTTGTGTAATTTAAAATGTATAAGTTGTCAACCTATGAGTTCTTCAAAAATTGCAGCTGAACATATAAAATGGAAAAATGGTGGTCAATGGCCAGATTGGGAAGAAGGGGGGAGTGTATTAAATAAAGAATTAAATTTACGTATGATAGAAAGTGCTATTATTAATCCTTATAATAAATTAAATAAGAAAAAATTTTTTGATGAATTAGAAGAAAGTTTGCCTACTATAAAAATGTTAGATTTTGTTGGTGGAGAACCAATGTATAATAAACAAATAAAGGAGCTGTTAGAATGGATTGTTTCTAAAGAGTTATCTAAAGGGTTAATGATAAAATTTACAACAAATGCTATGTATGAAGATTATGAATTATATAATTTATTAAAATATTTTAAAAGTACATCTGTAGATATTTCTCTAGATGGTGTAGGAAAGAAAGACGAATATTTAAGAACTGGTACTGTATGGAAAGAAAAAATAGAAATTATTGATAATATTTATCAAACATTTTCTCAAATATCTTGGAGTAATACTATACAACTTTGTAATATTGGATATCTTGATGAAATGTGGAAATTTATAGAACAATGGAAAGAAAAATATCCTAGAAAAGGCGTCATATGGAAAGGAGAAGAATATGGTGTGGGCCCTTTAAATAATATATTAAGTTGGCCTCCTATATTACAAGGGGTAAATATTCCAAAAAAAGTAGCATATATGTATATTAAAAAGTATGAAGATAAAAAATTTCCTAGAAAAACAGAATTTATTAATATGTTACAAAATGATAAAGAAAGAAATCATGACCTTTTTTTGCGAGGTATGGCTAGATATAAATTTTATGATAAAAAACGAGGTACTTGTTTATTAGACCAATGGCCAGAATTTACAGAGTGGTACAATGAAGATTTTAACAGCATTATGGGGAAACAAATATTCTGAAGAGGACGTTAAAAAACTTCCTATTGATATTTGTTTTTCTGATAGAAAAATTGAAGGTATTAAAACAATACCTATAGATATGTCTTTTAAAGGTACTTGGAAAAAAATGACTTTATTTAATAAACAATTACAATTAGGTGATTGTTTATTTTTAGATTTGGATATTATTTTGCAAGGAGATTTAAATATTCTTATTGATTATTATTATAACAATAGAAAGTCTGGAAAAGTTATGTTAGCCCATGTACATTGGTACGATAATAAAAAAATGAATAATAAATCTCATTATATAAATTGTAATGTTAATAGTAGTGTATTTGCTTTTAATAATAATGAATGTAATCATATATATCAAGAGACAATAAAATATAAAGAGAGACTAGAATTATTATTTGAAGGAACTGACAAATGGTTTTATCATAAACATAAAGATTGGTACACTTTCTGGCCAGATGAATGGATACAACATAATTTTTTAAATTATGAAAAATTAGATAAAACAAAGGCAATTATTATAAGTGAAAATACAAATGCAAAAGGAAGAAATAAAGTTTAATTATGATTTAGGGTTATTTGGTGATACTTTAAATAGAATTATTCTTAGAGAATACCCACATAGATTACAAGATTTTATTAATAGTTTTTCTGGTAATCAAGTTCTGTGTAAAAAATGGCTTGTAACAGAATTAAAAAAACTTCTTATTAAAAGACAATATTTATCAAAAAGTAAAATTACCATATTAGGTTCTTGGTATGGAAATATTATTGTTCCTTTACTTGTAGATAATATTGAAGGTATAAAAGATATACAATTAATTGATATGGATGAGGATGCTTTAGATATTGGTAGAAAATTCTTAACTAGAAAATATAATGGAGTTAATATACATTATTTTAAAGAAGATATTAATTTTACAGACTTTAGTGATTGGTATACTAATATAGTAATTAATACTTCTTGTGAACATATGATTCCTATGTCATCTATTTCTTTTAAAGATGATCAATTTGTTTTATATATGTTACAATCTAATAATATGAAAGGACAAAGAGAACATATTAATTGTGTTAATAATACTATACAATTAGAAAAACAAAGTGATATTAATAAAAATTTTTATTCTGGAGAAAAAAAATTAGTAGGACAAAATAAAGAATTATATAAAAGATTTATGGTTATAGGAAAACGAGATGGTTAGTATATGTACAGTACTAACAGGAACAAAATATGATGTTGATGTTGTAAATAAATTATATAGTTCTTTGAAAAAACACACTATAAAAGATTTTAAATTTTATTGTTATACAAACCATACAGGGTTTGATTATAATATTAATATTATTCCTATAACCACTAAAAATAAAAAATTACAATGGTATAAATTAGATTATTTTAAAAAAGATATTATAGATGAGGAAGATATTATATTAATGGATATAGATATGGATATTGTAGGCAATGTTGATTTTCTATTTGAGGATAATAGTTTAGATGAATTTAGAGGTACACATAGATTTTGGTGGAGGTGGAGAGAGGATAGAGATAATAAAAAATTTGCATTAAGTGGTAGTGTATATAAATTTAAAAATGGCCAACACCAATATATTGTGGATACCTTTGAAGAAAATATTTCTTATTGGGAAGAATTTTTTATTAATAAAGGAATAACACACGGGCCTGTTAATGGAGAACAACATTTTGTTCAAAAAATGTTAGAGGATAACAACACAAAAGTTACGATGTTTCCAGAAAAACATATTGTTAAATGGAATAATAATGATTTTTTACAACAAACAAAATTAGAATATGCTTACGAAAAATATACAAAAAATAATTATATAAAAAAACAAAAATTTAATACAGATGTTAGGATAGTTCATTATGCTGGAGCATAGTGTTTATTGTGTAAATGTTGGGAATAAGTATAGTCCAGACTATGTTTTTAGATTAAAATCTATGGTAGAAAGAAATTTAACCATACCTCATAATTTCTATTGTATTACGGATAATCCACAAAACTATGATTTTTCTATAAAGGCAGATGAAGGTTTAGATACTTGGTGGAATAAAATTTCTATATTTAAATACACAGGAAAAAATATATATTTTGATTTGGATGTAATTATACACAATTCTATAGATAATTTATTTCATAAAGATTTTCATATGATACTACCTATATGGAAAGATCCTTGGAAAGCAAAGATTATTAAAGAACGGCCAGATTTAGGCACATCTTATACTAATTCTTCTGTTATGTGTTGGTATAATGAAAAAAAGATATATAAAAAATTTATGAAAGATCCCGAATATTATATGTTTAAATATAGGGGAGATGATAGATTTTTATTCCATGAAACAAAACATAAAACATTTAATGAAAAGATAATTTATTCTTATAGAGATGGAGCTCATTGGAAAGATGACAACGATAAGTTTAAATACAGAAAAGAATATTCAATAGCGTTATTTCATCAAGAACCAGAAATACATGATTGTATAGAACATAGTATTGTGAGGGAAAATTGGAAGATTGGTTAAAAAAATTATATATGGAAAGTTATAATGATAACGTAGTCTATAAAAAGATTGATGCCACTGAAAAATTAAATTGTACACGATTTGCATATTTGGGATGGGTATATTTGGTTGACTATCAAGAATTTTTAAAAAAAGGGTTTGTAATACACTCTCATAATAATAATTTGGATGAAAATTGTAGATGGTATAAAAACTGTAAAGAAAGTGGTTGTGGCCATACAGTATTTTATGATACAAAAGATACGTGGGATTTTTATCTTAATATAAGGTTATTAAATTATCGTTTTCCAGACCTTTGTGGTTCAGAAGTTAAAATGGAAAAAATTTGGGAAGATTGTCCTAGTAAAGATAAATCAATAAAAAAGTACTATTCTAAAGAATTTTTTTCATGTCAAGATCAATCACATAGCACTCTTATATTAAAAAAAGTTGATGAGGAATATTTGAAATTGATTACAGAGGTAATAGGTAGAGATTTATGAAAATATTTGTAGTAAGAATAGGTGACAAATACGGCCCAGAGTATGAAACATATCTGGAAGAAAGACTTCCAGAATATGACTTTCATTGGATAAGAGAACCTTACTATCACGGCGTTCGTTTGCAATGGAATAAAATGTGGCCAATGTCTTCTAATTCAGATGAACCAGTTTGTGTGATGGACATTGATGTTCTTTTAGTTAATGACTATAAGAAGGTATTTGAATATCCTGTAGAACGTGGTGAATTTCTTGCAATGCCAGGATGGTGGAGAGATACTAAAGAAGAAGGTTATACTATTAATGGCGGATTCTTTAAATATCATCCTATAGATTGTAATTACATATATAAAAAGTTTATGATGAGTATAGATTATTGGCAACAATATTATGTCAGAAATGGAGTTACAAAAGGCCCTGTTAATGGTGAACAGTATTTTGTAGAAGATAGTGTTAATGAAGAATTAACATTAAAACTATTACCGAATGAGTGGTTCACTCGTTGGGAAAGTAATACTAATGATAATTGGCAAGGCCAGATTACTACTAAGTACCGTAAAACAACAGGAAATGATTACATATATCTTGGTGGTGAATTTCATCCAGACATAAAATTTGTTCATTTTACACATTCTTTAAATAAACCTCATGAGTGGAAAGATTACGATGCCTTGAAATATAAATAGTTTATACTTATAAATAAGAGTATAAATGGAGAACTTGAACAATGGCAACACTATCTAATCTTTTTATAGACCAAGATGCAGACTTTTCTACAACCGTAACAGTTAATGATGGATCAGGAAGTCCAATAGACCTTACTGCATATACAGCTATTGCTCAGATTCGGAAAAGTTATTCTTCTTCTACCTCAACGTCTTTTTCAGTAACATTTGTAAGTCCAAGAACTACTGGACAAATAACATTATCTCTTACAGATGTACAGACAGCAGCGTTGTCAGCAGGGAGATATGTTTATGATTTAGTTATAATTGCAAGTGGAGGTGATAAAACAAGAGTAGTTGAAGGAATTGCTACAATTAAACCTAGTGTTTCTAGGTAAATAAAAGGAAACCAAGATGGCAGTAAATGCTACGGTTAATACACCAAGAACAACACAAGCAAGTTTATCTGATGCAAATACCTCACAAGTTGTGAGGATAACTGTACCTGGCCCAAAAGGAGATACAGGAGATTCAGGAAATTTAACTTTGAATACTTTACAAGATGTAAATGTATCTACTCTTAATGATGGTGCTGTTTTAGAATACGATACAACCACATCAAAATGGGTTGCAAAAAATACAATAGGTTCTGATGGTATAACACCAACACTATTAACAATTAATTGTGGAAATTATTAAGGGAAATAAGCTATGGCAACAGTTTTACAAATCAAAAGAGGCTCTCAAGCAGGAACAACTCAACCATCTAGTCTATCAGCTGGTGAATTAGCTGTAAGTTATGGTACTGGTACTTCTGCACAACTACAGGGAAATAACGGTCAAAGAATTTTTGTAGGTAATCATGATGGAAGTGGGATACAAGTAGTTGGGGGCAAATATTTTGCAGATAAGTTAGATCATGTAGATGGAACTCTTACTGCTGATTCAGCAATAACAACAGATACTAATAGTTCTGTAGATACACTTAAAATAGGAAATCATAATGCTAATGCTTCACAGTTTAAACTTATGGAAGCAACGGCAAATGGTACTAATGCAATTATTTTTAAAGGTCAAGCAGCTTTAGCTGCCGATAAAACAATTACATTTCCAGCTGAAACAGGAACAGCATTAACATCTGTTTCCAGTGACAGTGATTTAAATAATTTAGGTACGCAAGATGAAAACTTGGATATGGGAACAAGTTATAAAATTGTAAATCTTGCCGAGCCCACTAATGCACAAGATGCTGCTACCAAAAATTATGTAGACGCAAACAGTCAAGGATTAGATATTAAAGAATCTTGTGTTGTTGGTTCTACCCAAGATATTGATAGTGATGCTACAGCTGGTACTTTTTCATATGCAAATGGAACTGCTGGTGTAGGTGCAACTTTAACAAATACACACCAAGAAGCTGTTAACATAGATGGTGTTGCTCTTGACGCTGTTAATATGAGAGTACTCCTTAAAGACCAAACTGCTCCAGCTGAAAATGGTATTTACTATGTTTCAACTGTAGGTGCTGGTGGAGCAGCTTTAGTTCTTACTAGAACATTGGACGGTGATTCACCTTCCGATTTAAGTTCTGGTTCTTTTACCTTTGTAGAAAAAGGTACTGTTAATGCTGACAATGGTTATGTTATGTCACAAGATGCAGCTATTACTATAGGTACAACGGCAATCACTTGGTCACAATTTTCTGGTGCTGGACAAATTACTGCTGGTAATGGTATAGAGAAAACTGGAAATACATTAAACTTAGATATAAAAGCAAATAGTGGTATTGTAATTGATGGTGTAGAACTTTCTATGGATTTAGGTGCTTCTTCTATTACTGGTACTCTTGCGATTGGAGATGGTGGAACTGGTGCTACATCTCAAGCCACAGCTGCAACAGCATTAGGAGTGGGTACTGGTGACAGTCCACAACTAACAGGAATTAATCTTGGTCATGCTTCAGATACTACTCTTTCAAGAGCTTCGGCTGGAGATGTTAATATTGAGGGGAATATTATATATCGTGCTGGTGGAACAGATGTTGCTGTTGCAGACGGTGGAACTGGATTAAGTACATTTGCAAAAGGTTCAGTCGTTGTTGCAAACGCAGCTGATACAATTTCTGCATTAGATGGTGGAACTACAGTTACAAGTACTGGTGCTCATGGTATTTTATTATATGCAGAATCTTCAGATACGATTGCTTGGAGTGAAAGTTTAGATGGTGGAACTTGGTCATAGGGAAGTATAATGTCTACTGTAATTAAATTAAAAAGAAAATTTTCTGCTGGGGCTCCAGCATTATCTGACCTTGTAGAAGGTGAAGTTGCTGTAAATACAGTAGATAAAAGAATTTATATGCGAGATGCTAGTAACCAAGTTGTTACTGTAGCGGAATCTGGTGCTTCAGTTGTAATATCAGAAACAGCTCCTGCTGGTGCAGCTGTAGGTGATATGTGGTTTGATTCTTCTGACAATGCTGGAAGAATAAAGGTTTATTATAATGATGGTGATTCTACACAATGGATAGATGCAACACCAATATCTTCAATACCAGAAGCTGTTATGGTACAGGAAGATGGTGGAGATTATATTATACATGAAGATAATTCTTTTATATCATATGAACAAGCAACCAATGATATCCATCTAAATCCTGTTTTACCTTTTGTTAGTGTTCAAAATGATACAGCTTATTTAGCAACGATTGATGCTAATCCTTCTGCAACATCAGATATTGATGTAACATTACCCACCAATAGTGGAACATTACAAACAGAAGATGATGTAATTGGTTTAATTATGGCTATGGGATAAGTGATAAATAGTATTAAAGGAATATATAAATGGCTAAGAAGTTAGTTTACGATTATACTATAGATGCTAGTGCTAGTAAAATTAGTGTTAAAGAAAATCATCGTATAGAAACATTACTAATTATAACTGATATTACTATAGGTAAAATTTTATATAAATTTGCTAGTCCAGATTTTGGCTATGTATCTTCTACGTATAATTCTACTACAGAATACACAGAGATAGTTTTAGAACAAAATTTAAGTGGTCTTGGTGTACAAAATACAGATAAACTTCAAATATTTTTTGAGGAACAGCATACTTCAATTGAACCAGCTCGTGCTATTGTTGACCCTGTTCATAAACTTAGAGTTTCACAACCACAAAACTTAATTGATACAGATTTTGAATATGGACTTCAATCAACTAAATGGGAAACATTAGAAACTGTTAATAATGTTCCTTCTATTTTTTCTAATGCTGAAGATGGTATACAAAATGTACAATCAGTAACCTCTACAGCATCTTCTAATGCTATTAGTGTAGTTACAGCTCAAGATCATGGTCTTGTTGTAGGAACTCCCATTGATGTTCAAGGTTTGGATTCTGCAACAGCAGAAGGTAAATATGTTATAAAAAGTGTTCCTACAACAGCATCCTTTACCTATCAAGCAAAAGCTGTTCAATCTACAACTGGAGTCATAAGTGGTGTGTATACACAAATTATACCTGGCGAATTTTATACAGCATCAGAATTAGTTGTTAGTAGTACAGGAGGAATTACCACAGACGAAGGAAGTTCAAGTAATCTTACGATAAATACTGAATTTCAACATGGGTTTACTACAAGTACACAATTCTATTTACTTAATACTTTAGGAAGAAAACAATCTATCATAGCAGATCCAACAGCTGCAGCTCCAGATACTTATAAGTATGCAGAAAATACAGCTACTGTAACAACTACTCTTAATCCTTTAGTTGTTAGTTCAAGTAATTTTAAAAGAATGAAATCTGGAGTAAGTTTTGATTTTAATGCTGCTAATACTGATGGAAATAGTCCTAGTAATATTACCTTAACTGCACATGGTTTAAAAAGTAATGACTATGTTCAATATCAAGTTTATGGTAATGATGCTCCTTTGAATGGTTTGGATAGATTTGAGATATGTGTTGTAAAATATATTGATGATAATACTATACAACTCTCATCCCAAATGGATAGTGTTGCACTTGGAAAAACATCACCAGATGCTAATTTTAAACAAATTACATTAGGATCAGCAACATTTGATTATGGTAAACATAAATTACATTTGGTTTATGCTGTTTCAAGAGTTTATATAAGTAATAATTATCAAATGCATATGTATCCTCATGCCTATACTAAAAGTCTAAATGGTAGTGAAAGTAAACTTTCTGGTTCATATTCTGGTTGGCAATTAAAAACTACAACAGGATATGGTACTGGTAATGCTAGTTTAAAACATATGATGCTGATAAATGATGGACGATTTGCCTCTGTTAATAATTCTTCTTTTCCTAGACATTTTTATCGTGAAAACTTTAATGGTATGTATTCAGCTATAGCCCGATTCCCTGCTACTGGTAGTAGAGATTATTATGGTTATGCGCCTTTTTGTAGTTTTTCTGGTAAAGGGTCTGGAACTTTTTATTTCAAACTTGATTTGAGAGAGGTACTGCCCACTGAGTTTTTTGATAGTGCCAATTATGCCAGTTATGTCCGGCCGCAATATGCTGTAGGTAGGGGTGCTGTATCAGCTGGTTCAAACCGATTTCAAATGAGGACTTACAGCACTTCTAATTATACTGGTGGTTACCATACTTTTTATATGGACAATATTAATACTGGTGCTGGTAATGATAGAAATTACTTTAAAGTGTCAAGCACACACGCTCCTGGCAGTGTGCTTAGTTATATAAATTCCACTAAACCGTATTTATACGTAGCTATCGTAGCAGATGGTAGTGTGCCTGAAGCGAATATTGATGGAATGGATGATGATATAAATTGGGAATTTGTTCCATTCTGGTATTTTCAAGTTACTAGAGGTACAGACCCATACGGCACAAATCATAGAGATTTTACTACTTCACCTTGGTATCCTTATCCAGAAAAATCTGGAAGAAGTGATGGTTTGGGTAATAATGAGCCTGGCTATTATAATTATTATAATGATAATAGAGGTTATGGCGATGGAAGAGTGACTTGGACTAATACACACTATCAAGGAACTAGTAGTGGGTATCTCAGACATTATCAAACAACTGATTATGATACTAGTCCAGATTGGAATAATCAGGGCACAACAACTACACTATACGATACTGGATTATTTGCTGTACCATTATACGATGAAGATACTTATAATTCTTTATATTGGCAGAATCATGGGTTATTAACAAATGATACAGTTACAATTTATAATTTAGATGACCAAATAGTATTAGAAGACGCAACAGGAAGCGCAGGCGATAGGTTATTGGTTGATGGTATTGATACTGACGGAACAGCAGCTGGTAATTTTTTCTCTGTAGAAAGTTCTATTAGTACTAGTATAAAAGTATATACTACAGAATATCCTAATTATGACCTTCCTCTTAGTAACCGAAAGGCCTATACCCCTCAACCATTTAGCTCGTATAATAGGAGAGGTACTAATTGGAATAACAGTAGCTGGCAAGGAAATCAAGATACTGATATATCTCTTAGGGGAGAATATCTACCAACAAAAGTTTATGGGGGTAAAGGTACAGACAAGTATGGTACTAATATAACAACAACATCATCTCCTGCTATTCCAGCTGTTGGTAAAGGAGCTCCAGATATTCTTCATACAGGAGAATGGGCCGGCCGAGAAGGGTTGCAAATTAAGTTTGAAGAAGAAATTCCTTCTGGAACTAGTTGTTATGTAGAAAAGGTTAATGATAATTACGTTAGAATATTACCAGCTGCTGGTGGATCTGCCTATCGGTTACGAACTGCTGAGGGTGTGTATAAACTTGTTGCAGAAAAATCAAATCCATTTCAAGGATCATTCTATGCATCTAATCATGGATTTACTTCTAATACTGGTATACTATTCAATAATAGTGGGGGTGGTAGTTATCCAACAATTGATGCTGTTGGAACATATTATACTTCTTTTAATTCTTGGGCTAAAAATCTATTGGTAGATACTGTATCTTCCAAATGGGATCACGCTGTAGCTCATAATAATATTAATCCTTATGATCAGACTGCCTCGGCCTCAGCTGAGAATTATTATATGGTATATGGAACACCATCAGCTCAACGAATGTTTAATGGTAACGGTAGACGGTGGTATGCTCTAATGTATCATCCTACCGTTAGTAATAAATATGGTGCTACTCCTAGATTTAGACAAGGTGATTCTGTATGGAATCCTTGGATTTCTTCTGCTACAGGAGCTCGTGCTTATGGAACTGCTTCAGATTATAATGAATATCTTGGTCATTACGATACAGATAAAAAAGATGGAGCTTCTGGCACTGGGTCAACCAATTTTCAAGAAAATGCTGGTAATATAAAATATGCTACAAATACTAAAGCTCTTGGAGTAGCCCAAAACAATCTTTGGACAATATTGTGTTTTCCACCAAAGAAAAATAATTTCTATTATACTGCTAATGGTTCTGGAAGATTTGATATGCGATATAATGAATCGCATAATGTAGGTGCTATTTATCCTACCAGTACTGGTAGTGGTTGGATGTATAATATGGGCAATTATCCAGCTCACACTGGCAATAGTTCTACTGGTTGGACAAATAGTAGAAATCATCAAATCTTGGCTGCTGGTTTAAAAACTGGAAGTATCACTGATGTACAAATTGTTTTGGAACAAGCAACAACTAGTTATCCTGCCAGTAATCCAGACTATTTAGTTTTAGATACAGCTGCAGATGCTAATGATAATATAATGCATGAAGATATTTCATTAGGTAATTTTAGATTTTGTGGTACTACTCATCAAGTTTGGGGCCATAGTAATGGTAGAAATTCAATAGTACATATTGATATATGGATTGATAATCCAACTGATATGGGTGCAACTCCAGAGGGTCAAACAGGCCTAGGTATACAAGGAGTTTACTTTAGTAGATATTATTATAGTAGTAATTGGGGAGGATACAATCGGCAATTGACTCAAAATTATAGTTACTCTAGAACGTATGGTGCTAATTTTATTCATGCTAATGGATTGTTAACGTGCGATAGTGGTGTTAAACTTGCAAAAAGTACTGTTGAAGGAGTCATGGTACAATTTATGCAAGATTTTATGGAAAATGTACAGGTTACACCTCCAGCTTTTAATAATACTGATACATATTATATTGATGTTGTTGATGATAATAGATTTAAATTAAAAACTTCTACAGCTGCAGATCCTTTGGTAATTTCAACTACTGGTAGTGGAGAATTTACTTTTACTTCTGCTAGAGGAGAACTAGGTAGTAATGATGGTGCTTTTGAAGCTACTGCTGTTGGTGCTAATTCTGTTAGTGTTGCCGTACCTTTTAAGGTTTTACAAAGAGAAATAGAATTTACTGAAGCAACTTTTCAACAAGGTACTTCATTATTTGATTCTGACAATCATGGATTAGTAACAGGACAACAACTTGTTTATGATAATGGTGGGAATACAGATGTTACTGGATTATCAAGTGGAACTGTATATTATGCTATAGCAACTAATAATGACCAGTTTGGTGTAGCTCTTAGTTATGCACAAGCATTAACTAGTGAAACTATTTTGATTGATGATATTACAGGCACACACAAATTTACTTCAGATAGAATTGACGGTAAAGGTAAAGGACAAGGTACTGTTACTGTTTCAGAGTTAACAAAAGTAGTTACTGGTAATGAAACTTTATTTAAACGATATTTCTTGCCAGGAGATACTTTTAGTGTAAAAGATACAACACAATCTCCAAATATTATGACTGATTTTGTTATTGATTCTGTTACTAGTGATACTTCAATGAAGTTAACAGAGATACCAACATTTACTGCTGAAGAAACAGAATATGTTGTTAAAACAAAATTTTATACTAGACCTTCTGGTTCTTTTATTCATAGGTCTTTTGATGGTGGAGTAGAAATTAAAGCTGGTAAGTCTCCCAAGAGCGTTATTACCAGACAAACAAGAAAATACTTTAGATATCAGTCTGGTAAAGGTATTCAATGTTCTCTTGCTATAAACTTTAATCCACCAAATTTAATAAAATCTTTACAGTCAGCTGGTTCTGCTACCTGTACACTTACTACGCAATATCCACATGGAATAACAGTTGGTTGTGGAATAAAAGTTGAGGGTATTACAAATGATTCTGCATATAATGGTTCATTTACAGTTGCAAGTGTAACAGACGAGTTTACTTTCACTTACGCTGCTGGAAGTACACCATCTGCCACAACTGCAACTGGAGAGATGCAATTTCATGCCATAAATTGGAATGGTGCTTTGGTTCGTGGGGGTATGTTTGATAGTCAAAATGGTTTCTTTTATGAATTTGATGGTAGCGATTTATGGGCCGTTAGACGTTCTTCAACATTACAAATATCTGGAACTGCTACTTTAACTCAAAAAAGTCAAACTGTTACAGGAACAAACACTTCTTGGAGTAGTACATTAAGTGCTGGTGACAGTATAGTTATTCGTGGCCAAACTTACCAAGTAGTTAATATAGCAAGTAATACTAGTATGACTATTCAGCCAGCATTTAGGGGTAGTGATGTTACTGGAGTTATTATTACCAAAACTGTAGATACAAGAATTAAGTCTGATAATTGGTCTATTGATCCTTGTGATGGTACAGGCCCAAATGGTTATATATTAGATACTACAAAAATTCAGATGGTATATTTTGATTATGCTTGGTATGGTGCTGGTAAAATTAGATTTGGGTTTAAAGATTGGGATGGAGAGGTTACATATACTCATGAATTTGTTCATAACAATAGATTAACAGAAGCATATTTCCGAGCTGGTAACTTGCCAGGAAGATATGAGATTGAAAATACAGGCAATCCAACTTATATTCCTAATCTATTCCATTGGGGTACTTCTATTATTATGGATGGTACATTTGATGATGATGAAGCATATCTCTTTACTGCAAACAGTAATACTTTGAACTCTACTAATGGTCAATCTAATACCTCAACAACTAATGCTACAACAAAAGTTTACAGAGATTATGGAAGTCAAAGTTGGGGTTGGTATGATTGGTATTATTTGATGCCGTTTCCGACAGCAGATGCTTCTAAATTAACGCCTGGCTCAACTCTATTCTCAAATCTTGATGAAACTAGTGGTAGTGCCTCACAGAATGCTGCTAATCTAGCTGAAAACAATAGAATAAATCTTTTATTACAAAGTGCTCCTTATGGTAATATCATTGATTATACACAATATAGTGGTTCATCTACAGAAATATATGTTTATGCTGGTAATTTCCGATGGCCAGGCCCTTCTAATCCTAGCATTGGTAGTAGTTCACCATTTTCTATTGGTGCTGATATTGCTGGTACTGGTGGAACTGGAAATATTCTTGACTTAACACAAGATTCACCACTTGTTTCTATTCGTCTTGCTCCTTCTGTAGATTCTGGTATTCCTGGCTTAGTCGGAGAACGAGAGATTATTAATAGGATGCAATTGAAATTAAAAGAAATTGGTATTGTTACAACTCACGATTCAGAAATTGGTTTAATTTTGAATGGAACTCTGGATAATAAAACATGGGAAAGAGCAAATCAACCATCACTTTCTCAATTTATAGCTCACTCTGCTGGTGATAAAGTAACAGGTGGTTCTAAAATCTACTCCTTCCGAGCATCTGGTGGACAATTTGATTGGT